TGTTCGAGTCGAACTCGTATGGCTTTACGGACTTTTTGAGTCTTAATACAGACCAGATTCTCAAGGCTATGTATGGGGCCCTAAGACAGACCATGGCAGACAAAGAGTCACTCGAGCAGAGACTCGCCGCCCTCGAGGCCAAACTAGCCGCTTAATTTCCCAACCTAATTCAGGAAGGAGAAGATGCAATCTTCGACCCAGCCCCGTCTGCTCTTCACCGACTCCAAGAACCGTGACGTCCGGTTATTTCCATCTGGAAATAACTACGTCCTCCACCTGACCACGCCGATAATGAGCTTCACGTGACCGCGCCATCGCTTAGAATTCTTTTTTCCGAACGTACAGTAGAAATGGATCGTGATTCTATTATTATGCGTGTCGCATTTGCTGTGATCATCGGCGTGCTCGCCTTTTACGTGTACAAGTGGTGGCTGGGCACCAAGAGCAACTACGTCCCTGACCCCAGCATGACCAAGGAGACTGAGGATGAGTTTGTGCCCCCAGAGCAGGACAAACCCCCCAGTGGCCCAGGCGTGACCATGTACGGCTCAGACTCGTGCCCCTGGTGCACCAAGCAGAAGGAATACTTCACTGAGAAGGGCACAGAGTACACGTTCGTGGACTGTGCTCAGGGCAAGTGCCCCAACTTTGTCAGCGGCTTCCCAACCCTCGTGGTCGACGGTGATATCAAGGTTGGTTACCAGGAGATCTAAAAGTCCAAGGGGTCGCGCAGCGAGCCCTTGTCCGCCGCGCAGCGGCACACAAAGGGCACGCCCTTTGAATAAAAAATCACAACTAAAAACAAATGGGTCTCTTTGCAAACGCTTTCAAAATTGGTGCCGGGATTATGACGGCACAAATTTTGTTTCTTGCGATCGGTATGATTTTTCTAATCATCGGTATGAATATGCTTTCCAAAGCCAAGGAGAATGGGAAGAGCCTGGTTCCAGCATACGCCGTGATGGGCACAGGTGTAGTGCTTGGCCTCGGACTCGGTGCCGGCATGTTTTTTGAAAAATTAGGCAACAACATGAATCATTTTTAAAGTCCGTATGGTCGCGTGGAGACACCTGCATTGAGAGCCTCCTCGATCAAAGCTGAAGCGCGAGACACCGGCACGTCACCGTCGTCCTCGACTTCATCGATTTCATCGACATCGGGCTCAGCGACCGGCTCGGGCTCAGCGACCGGCTCGGGCTCTGGGACTGGCTCGGGCTCAGCGACCGGCTCGGGCTCAGCGACCGGCTCGGGCTCAGCGACCGGCTCGGGCTCAGCGACCGGCTCGGGCTCTGAGGCGACTGGAGTAGGGTCAGGGGGTGGAGCGCCGTGTGGGGTACCCATTTACTAGATGTAAATAAATTAAATTGTTGGCAAACGCATTGCCTGGAATGTATCAAAGACGTTGCTCTGAACGTTGAAAAACATTCCCGGAAATATGAGCCCTGGGATTGACCTCTGGAAATGCAGAACCACGCTCGCTGGACCGAGGAGGTACAAGAATGTAAGAATCATTGCACACACACAGACCTGTATGTACGCCAAAAGAACAGAACTCCTGGGATATCTCTTTGACAAAGCAGCAAACTGTTTGTCAATGAGGACAGCGATCATGATGCCACCCCCTGAGAGGATCACAGATGTCGGTGAAATCGTGAGTATATCACTCACTTTGTCTACGCGGCCGTCAAATGGGTTGACTGGCATTTCTTAACAAGTGCACACTTTATTAATCTACAGACGGAACAGGGAGATACCCAGTGCCAGCAGGAATGTCTGCAGCAGAGTGTCGACTGGACGGAGGACGGTGATGTGCTTCACAAGAGTGCCATTCCACAGGTAACGCAGGATGAACGTCAGAATGAGCACGTACAGTGTGAAAATGGTCAGATTGTACAGGAGATCCTGGGTGTTGCGGGATCCGAGAACAGCGAGCATTTTAATTTGTGTGGAGAAAATAAGATGGGGGCGTGCTGTATGGCATGTGCGTCAAAGAAACCATGTGCGTCGCCGACGAAGAAGACTTCTTCGCCGACTGCAAATGCGGCGAAGAAAAAAGCGGTTGCGCTCGCGACCCTCTTTAAGTGGGACCCATGGGGTTCCATGGGTCGTCACCACGACAATTGCTACGACTATGCGTTTGGACTGAACAACATCAGGTCGGTCAACAAGAATGTTCCTGGTAACATGGCTGGAAACAAAGCTTGGGGTCTCACATTCACAAAGTGCGACGGAATTGCGAAGCGCGTCCTCGAGGATTACAAGGGCCTGGCGTATAGGTGCAAACCATCGGACCCGTGCCCCCCAGGGTACTACAAGGTGATGAACTTTGTGGCGCCCAATGGCGGTGATTTCCACTGGTACCGCGAAACGAATGGCGTGCGTTACAGAACACGTCCTGGTGATACGGTGACAGGTCTCGCGCGTTTCTTTCGGGTCACACCAGCCGTCATTCGCGCTGCGGTGGCCAAAGGGACGAGACCGACGAGTGCATCCAACGGTCGGATCAGCAACACCAACCGTAACCTGCCCGTTCTCAATCAGATGGTTCACAGTGGGTCTGGGGCGATCCGAGCGGGAAGGGTGATTCAGTTTCCAGTCAGACTCTGGAGCCACAAGCAGGGGTTTGCAACCGGCCCCGTCCTGGTCGATGCATCCGGCAAGACGATCACGGACCCGCGACGTGCCAACCGCGCCTACCCAGGTCTGAATTACTCCAAGTTTTGTTCGGCGTATATGGTCAAGGCGGGGGCTGGACGGGCTGCGCTCGCGCGTTCTCAGCATCGACCGACGCTCTCAATTGTTCGGGCAACCGGACTCCAATCTCTTGGAATACCTCGTCTATGAATTCATCAAATCCAATGTCGAAGAAAATGTCCGTAATGTACCGGGGTTGGAGAGACGTTACACCAAACGTCGAGAACATGTCTCCGACGTTGCTCGTCGTGTAAGAGTCACGTACGACGGTGTTTGATGCGAGGTGGTGAACAGAGATACTCACCTTGTACTGTGGTTGGTCGAAGGGTGCACGACACATGGGACATGTGTACGATGTTCGCTTCCAACGGTCGAGACACCGGGTATGAAATGAATGCTGGCAGGGCAGGGTCCGAGATGTCCCCTGTGCCATGGTCAAGAGACACACTGGACACGAGTCTCCCCTGTGCTGTGTACACGTGGTTTCGTCCCCGACAGCGTTCCGGCGACATTGAACCCCATGTTGGGTCGTCGCTTGGCACCTCTGCATACTTTTTTACATTGTTTTTTTTCCTGCATATAAACACAATATATGAGGTACTCGTAATAGACATGAATAAATTTATCACCATTTACTCCGTGAGCTCTTACATTTACTGTGCGACTCGTAATGCCGTGTACGCCCCTAAACTCAAAAAACATGAATATATGACGGACCGTATAGGAACACACCTATTTCTCATGACACTCGCGCCTATCGCGACGCCTGTGTGGATTTACAGCGACGTCAAGAATTTGGAACACGTTATACGTAAAATGCCCGGGCCTATTGATAAGTGGCCTTGGTGAGTCACTGTAATTCCCTCGGTTGACGAGTGCGTAAAACTTGAACCTGGTGTTCGAGTGACCTGATGGCGTCACGGTACTTGACACGAATGTTGTCCTCGACGTGATGCTTAAAAGTAATTAAAGGGTCATTGTCCTGTTCTGTGCGACACACAGGGCATTCGTCATTCGTTTCAAACCAGGTCATGATACAGCTGGTATGAAATGCGTGCGTGCAAGAAAGTCTTTTGGCGCTGTAGGAGTTGAGACTCGGTACTGGTTCAAGACATACGGCACATGTTTGGGAATGGTGTACACAGCACTTCCCGTTGATGAGTGCAGGGCGTTTGCACTTTCGCCCTTCCATCGTCAGAGACGTACACGCCATATAATTTGAGCAGAGACAAAATCTGTTGATGAATATCTTCTGGCGTCTGATGTGCATTGATGACATGGACTTTACACGGTACGTTGGTTAACATACGTGCGTACAGGACATCGAGGTCCCTCAGGTAGTCTAATGAAACACCCGAGTCGCCAGACTGCTTACGTTTTTTGATGTGTTCAAACGCCACCTCGGGCGTCTTGGACAAGAAGATGTACACGTCTGGAAACCACACATCCTTTTCGTACTGATACGAGTACACGTCGTGTTCCTCTGGTCTCACGAAATTCTTTTCGAGCAGGTGTTCCCAAAACACATGGCGCGTGCTGAGGAGACACCGTTCGTAGATGACAACATCCTTGGTTTTCAGGGGCTGAAGCGTCTGAAGAATTTTCATTTGAAGTAAAAGTGCCCATCTGGACTTGTCTTTGTAGAACAACTCCAGAGGCCAATCATTGATCGGTTCACGCTGAACCGTCCACCCCTTTTTCTCAAGGAGGTTCAACTGGGTGGTTTTACCGGACCCTATGTTTCCGTCAATAACCACCTTCATTTAGTATAATATATGTAGATTTCTCTAATTCGTATTCGCCTGTGAGCTGAATGTGGGTGCACGGCATGCGGCATCCGAGGGTACGACGTAGGCATCGGGACCCTTCTCCTGAAGGTAACGGCGGTACGACAGGTTATCCTCATAGTGGATACCCTGCTTCGCCATGATGACGTCATTATAGATGCGAGAGGACTCATAGACATTGAAGCAGCGGTCAGCGCCCATACCAAGACGAGTAGACATTTACAAGTAGTTGATATTAAAATCTAACAACACCCTCCTGCTTCAGCTTGTTCACAATATCAACAAACTTACTCCCCTTGATCACGTCGAACGTATCCTCCTTGGTCGCTTCAATCTTGGTCGACTGCAACTTCTCGTTGAGCACCTCGTACGCCAGAGCAATTTCTCTCAACGTCTCCGCCCCGGTGACGATGATTTTCCCCGTGCTGAAGATGCTCGCCGTCACCTGCTTGGTGTTGGACGCCGGGTTAAACTTCACCTTGACTGCAGAGTACCGCTCTGGGTTGAACGACACTATAAAGTTATGGTCAAAGACTTCTTCATCCATCATCATCGGGTCAGACGATATTGCAAACCTCTCATCAGCTGAGAGCACGTCAATCACCTTCATCAAGTTGACTGACGAGTTCATCGAGAAGTTTGTGTTGATCATGACCACCCGGAAGTTCTCTATCGTGAGAGGCTCTTCGCGTTCAAGAACCTTCTGCACCAGAAAAGACAACTGACGCATGATTCTCTTGCAGTCCCGCAGATCCGAGCACCCCGCCACCTGGACAGACCCATTCGGAAACATCTTTATCGACTTGTTTGAATACTGGTCCTCGTAGCCAACCGTCACTTGATTATAAAAGGCGGCGTTTTTTAAAGACCACTCAAACCCATTCGTAAGCGCCCCTTTTCGGCGTATACGAATCGGCCCATCTGCAAATGCGGCTCGAATCTTTTCAATGTCCACGTCACACATAAACTTGCACAGCATCGTTATCGTCGTGATACGGATCCACGATGGCGGAGACGGATACTTTTTACGAACATCGTCGAGAGTGACGATGTATCGCTTGGTCGCCATCAGTGGGTAATCTCTTTTATAAGTACCTTACGAAGGTTGTTTTTCTTTATGTGGTCTGTGAGTCGCTTGAATTGGTGATGTGTTAGTTTGATATACTTCTTTGGCTTGGGCGCGACACGTTTTTTCTTCGTTGGGCCCCGCGTGGACCCAAGGCCGACGCGGCCGACGCGGCCGACGCGGCGTCCACCGACCGTTCTGCGTCGGCGACGCTCTTCGACGAGTCTCTTTGCAGAATTCGGTCCGCCCATCGCGTAGATGTTTGTGAATGTGTTGTTCGGAAGTCTCGACGCGGCCTTTGCTCTGGCGACGTTGCCGTTTGCGGCTTTGAGCGCCTTGATACCATTCTCAACCGCCTCTGCACCACCTGCTCCGCGAATGAGCTGTTCGGAAGTGGCATTTGTGTAACGGCTTCCATTTGTCGTTGGTGCCGAAACAGCGAGCTGACCCCCTGCATTTGATGCCCTGCCTACGTTGGACACCTTGCCCGCGTTGGACACCTTGCCCGCGTTGGACACCTTGCCCGCGTTGGACACCTTGCCGATGTTTGATAGTGTTATTGAAATCGGTGGCGCACCGGGGCCGGGGCCGGGGACGGGGCCGTATCCAGGGCCGGGGCCGTATCCAGGGCCGGGGCCGTATCCAGGGCCGGGGCCGTATCCAGGGCCGGGGCCGTATCCAGGGCCGGGGCGGTTCATACCAGGGCCGTATCTGGGATCGTTTCGGTTGTTCTTTTTCAAGCCTGGAACAACTGGTCTTCGTGTCGGGAATCCCTTGCCCTTGGTATTACGTTCACGTTTTAAATGCACTATTGCTCTGTTTAGGTTTTTAGTTATATTCTTGTTTTTTGAAGGACGTAAAAGTCTATTTGCATTTGAAATATTCCTTATGGCATTTGATAAACTGACATTGGTTCCGTACAACTTTTCAATCACTTCACGAATTTTACGCTTAATGCGAGCTTTTTTATCTACATCGTCTGTATTTTTATATAGTCTGTATAATTGTGAGAGACGGTCGAATCGGTTTGTTATATTCAGAGCTTTGTTGACATTGTTGACGTTTTTCTTCGTTGGACTCTTGTTGTTGTTCGCTATAGAGATACCGATTGCCCGAAGGAGTTGCTTCGTTGAACTAATCTTAAGTTCAACGAGACGAAGACGCGTCTTTGAGTTGACATTGTTCTTTAATTTAAGAGATTCTCTTTCATCCATGAGATTTATGAGTTGATCCATGAGTTCTTTCTTCTCCGAAGGAGTCAAGTTTGCTGGAGATGATTTCTGTGCCATGATATTCTTGAGATGCTGAAGAAGTGATGCATTCATCGACTGTGGAGCCGACTTTGTGAACTGCGCGAGCGCTGCGATCAGCGCCGCGCTATTTCCACCCCCCGTCGTGATGACTGGATTAAATGTTACGGACCCACCTGTTGCACGCGAACTTCCACCGGCACCCCCGGTTGCACTCACATTGAGTTTCATATTATTACCCGGTATTTTGTTTTTTGGCGCTGGCACTTTGATAGCATTCGTAATTACACTTGTCATGTGAGCCGTGACTGCTGCGAGGGCAGCTGATCTGGCGTTTGCCGCCGCCCTGTTTGCATTTGCACGCGCCCTGTTTGCTGCAGCCTGATTTGCTGCGGATTTGCTCTCTCTGGCAGCCTTTTCAGCGGCGTTTGCTCTTGCATTTGCTTCACGTGCTCTGGTGTTTGCAGCTTCTCTTCTAGATTCAGCTTCCCTGATTGCGCGATTTGCCCTCGCCTTGTTTGTCGTAGCCTCTTCGGCACGCTGTCGCGCAATTGCCTCCGCTTGTGTAGCTCGTACTGTCGCTAATTGAGCAGCTGCTTTATTTGCCGTCGACTGTTCACTTAGTTCTGCGATATGTGCCGCGTGCGCCGCTTTTGCATTTGCACTGGCTTTTCTCTCTGCCACCAAAGCAGCTTCTGCTCTGGCTTTTGCATTTGATATTCCACGCCCAGCGCTATGCGCTGCTGCGAGTAGTCTATCTTTCTCTGCTAATTTAGCTGCAGCATTTACCGCCGCAGCCTCTGCAGCAGCGTTTCTACGCGCAGCGTTATTTGTAGCGGCTCTAACAGCAGCGTTTGTCTGTTTTTTCTGTTCAGCGAGAAGACGCGCGAGTTCTTGACGTGCTGCTTCAGTCTCTGCGTGCGCTTTTTCAGCGGCATTTTTCCCTGCTTTGGAACCTTCTGCGTTTAATTTTGCAACTGCTTCCGCCTCAGCTGCTTTTGATAGGAGAGTTTTAGCGGCGTTACGTTGGCTCTCAAGCTGTTCGTGTTTCACTTTTGCCAAAGCTATGTTAGCTCTGAGCTGAGCTGCAACTCGCTCGCTTTCTGTTTTTGAACTCACGAGCTGAGCTTTTGCAGCGTTGAGTTCCCTCTGAGCTGCTTGTGCTCGAGCATTCGACGCGGTTGCGTTGTTACGGGCGCGTGCTGCCGCTTGGGTTGCGGCATTTTTTTCCATCGCAAGAGATTCCTTGTTTTTGGATAGTCCTGCGATACGTGCGGTAAACACCGCACTGGCTTTTCTCTCTGCCACCAAAGCAGCGTTTACGTTGGCTTTTGCTCTTTTGTGAGCCTCTGAACCCGCTTCTGCGTTAGAAAGCTTTAATCGTAATTCATTCAGATTCATCGCAGCTTGTATTCTTAACGCTTCCGCGGTGGCAGTTTTACGAGCAGAATTACTGCGAGCCTCTCTGAGTGCTGTATTCAACTGTGTTTGTTTAGAAATTGAATTTTGTTTGAATCGCGTGTGTTCAGCTTCTAGGGCAGCATGTGCTGCTGCAATTTTATTTCTGTTAGCGGCTGTTCCAGTTGCATTTGCTTTCGCTTTCGCTTCTGCCGCTTCTGCCGCTGCAATCCTAGCCTTTGCCGCAGTAATATCAGCTTCAATGTTAGCGTGTCGAGCACGCGCCTCTGCTAGAGCTCGTTCACTTTCAGTCTGAGCTCTGCTTAGTTGTGCACGGGCATTGTTTGCATTTCCACGGGCTGCACGGGCATTATTCTGTGCGCGATCTGCAGCTGCATTGGCTGCATTTTTATTGCCTTGTAATTTATTTTTCTCTGTTCTAATCGACCCGAGAGTCTTAAGAGCATTTGCTTTCGCTTGCTGTTCACGACCCAGTGCAGCAGTTGCGTTGGTAGCAGCTTTGTTTGCATTGATGCGCGCTGCTCTATGAGCAGCTGCATTTCCACGGGCAGCGTTCAATGCAGCGTTTGCCCGAGCCTTTGCCGCCATAGCATTCGCGGTTGCAGCGTGAGCTTCAGCCGCTTTCGCCTCTGCAGCCGCAGCTGCCGTTCCCTTTTCAGTTGCGTTCCGCCGAGCGGCATTTGCTGCTGCGCGCGCACTTGCTGCATTTCTTGTAGCTGCATTCAATGCTGACGCATGTGCAGACTTTGCAGTCTTTAGTGAATCGTTAGCCTTTTTTCTCGCGTTCTTTTCTGCGTTTCGTGCAGCATTCGCCGCCTGGCGTGCTTTCCGTTCTTTATTTACATTTCCACGGGCATTTGCAAGCGCATTCAGTGCTTCGACGCGCTCAACACGCGCCCGTAGTTCGGCTGTACGTGCTTGCGCCGATGCGGCAGCATGCTCATTTGCTTTTGCAAGGGCTGCCGCTTCAGCAGACCCTGAACGCGCAGCTTCAGCCTTGTGACGGTTGGCATTTGCACGTGCTGCATTTGCCACCTTTGTCGCTGCAGAAAGCTGGCTTTTGGCAAGTGAGTTGGCAAAACTGAGTTGTGCTTTGAGTTTCGTCGCCTCTTTGGCAGCTGCGTTTCGCGCAGCTGCTACATTTCTCCCTGAAGCCTCTGCCGCTGCAAGTCTGGAATTAGCAGCTGCAACCGCAGCTGAAGCGGCTGTAGCTCTCTCAGCCGCTTCAGCTGCTTTTGCCCTCTCTTCTGCAATTTGCCGAGCGGCGGAAGTCGTCGCGTTTTGAACAGCTGCACGTGCCGCGTTCGCCTCTGCTTTGGCTGAAGCCGCATTACGCTGGGCTCGAAGAGTAGCGGCGTTGGCATTCACCTTTTCTCGTCTGGCCCGTGCTGCTTTCATTTTTTCAGACGCTGCGTTTGCTCTGGCTTGAGCTATATTCAGCTGGGATCTAAGATCAGCGGCTTTGACTGTGTTGGCTGCTTTTCCGAGTTTTGCCCCGAGCTTCCAGCGAGCTTGTACCTTTGTTTTTTTGAGTTCATTTTCTTTCGCCTTCAGATTACCTTGAGCTCTCTGAGCTTCTCCAGACAGTGTTCGTATTTGTGCGTTCGAGGCTGATTTGTTTTTTAACAAATGTGTGTGTGATTCGCGTAACTCTGCTTCTGCATCGTGTAACTTTGTAAACTCTTCTTCAAGTGCTATACTATATTTCTTTTCTTGCGCAAGGGCATTTTTATGAGCTCTAGAATTCTTATTTGACGCGTTAGCCCGTTCGTGAGCAGCTTTTTCTCTCGCTTTCAGCCGATCGATTTCGTTCTGAAGCTCTGTCACTTTACGCGCTGCTTTTCGTTGCTCTTCAGCTGCAGCCTCTGTGACTGCAGCTTTTTCGCGACGAAGACGTTCGATATTCGCAGCGGACGGACCTGTCTGGGCGCGAGCCGAAACAGCGGGCGCTTGAGTCCTCCTGATGTTTGCACGAAGGCCAGGTATACCCACACCAACATTGCGCCCGCCACCTACGGGCCCCTTTGGTTGATTCGGCTGATGAGCCCCAAAGTCGTACGTGGGCATTATCTACAAGAGACCAAGAAAATATGTGATGCGCTCCCCAAGGTTTGTTGTGTCATGGAAAGCTACTCAAAAACAACCATGCCTCTGACTCTTCTTCCCCCGTTCCAGCCCGCTGGTGTCAAGTGGCTCCTGGAACGCGAGAATGACACAGGCGTTCGCGGTGGTTTCTTGTGTGACGAGATGGGTATCGGCAAGACGGCTCAACTGGTGGCGATGATGTGCCGCAACCCACTCCCCAAGACGCTTATCGTGGTCCCCAAGTCTATCCTGGGTCAGTGGCGTAACGAGATTCAAAAGTTTACAGATGGTCTGCTGCCTGTTCGTATGTTTGATGGCCCGAATCGTCTGGAGCGGATCGGAGACCTGACGCACTTTGAGGGTGTTGTCCTGGCCCCATATTCAGTCATGAATGCCCAGAGCCTGCTGCATGACTACAAGTGGGACCGTGTGATCCTGGATGAAGGGCACGAAATTCGCAACTCGAAAACCAAGGTGCATCAGTGCCTGGCGGCTCTGGACGCGGGCATCAAGTGGGTCGTTTCGGGCACACCAGTCTTCAACTCGATGAAGGACTTTGTATCCCTGTGTTCGTTTGTCGGTGTGACGCGTGGGGATGTCCTTCGGGACTATGATAAAATCCGCCAAAAGTACGTGCTTCGTCGTACGAAAGAATCCAAGTCTGCAGTGGACACCGTTGAGTTGGATATGTACCCCGAAGAGCAGGCTCTGTACACCAGGGCGTTCCAGTACGGTCAGGGGCTTCTGGACAGCACGGATAATGCAATCATCATGCTAGAGGGTATCCTGCGACTTAGGCAAGTGATGACGTGGCCACAGCTTTTCACGGATGGTCTCGCGGTCAAGGAGAATACGGAACCAGAGCTGTACACTGGACGGTCCCGGAAGCACGAGGTGTTGATGGAGTCGATTGAGTCCCATCCTTCCGAGAAGGCGTTGGTGTTTACGCAGTTTACGGTTGAAACGGACCGCATCCAGGAGATGCTGACCGAACGCGGCATCCCGACATTTCGGATAGATGGCAACGTCACGGACAAGGAGGAGCGGGAGATTCGCATCGAGCAGTTCCGGAAAGCCCCTCCGAACGCAGTGTTTCTGATTCAGATTCGGGCGGGCGGTGTCGGACTCAACCTGCAAGAGGCGTCCCGTGTTTACATTACGAGTCCGGCATGGAATCCAGCGACGGAGTTGCAGGCGATTGGGCGGGCGGATCGTACTGGGCAGAAGCGTACGGTACACGTGACGCGGATGGTGTACCGTACGTTTCCGGGGGTGAACTCTATCGAGGAGTTTATGATGGACTTGCACGACAAGAAATTGGACATCGTCGCCGACATCCTGGGCGGAAAGAAAAAGGGGGCTTCGACTCTCACCATGCGGACCATTGCTAAGATTTTCTCAGTTTAGTGATGGATAATCAAATTCTCGTTGCCAGACCTATATTCCCATTTGGCTGATTCACGAGGGCGTGTTTGGGTGCATTAGTGACTCGGCGATTACGTGTGTTTGGGACTGCTGCTAAAATTTTACTCAATCTTCTATAAAAGGAATTGTTGAGAGGAAAGTAGTTACGCCGCGTATTGGCCCCGTGGGATATACGTTTTTGAGCACGGTTTACTATAGCGTATCCCGTATTACGCGCCGTCTTGTATAGTCTGTTCCGGTTTTGATAGGGCAAATGTTTAATCCCTCTTTTAAATTTATTCTCTAAATTGCGATACTCTTTGATAAGCTTTACGAGGTTAGCATTACTCGTGAGGAGATTGCTACGTCTTTTCATGCGTTCATTGTATTGATGGCGGGTCTCGAACAGACGAACCATTTGTTGGTACTACCTGTCGAGAAAATTAAATTATCAAGGTACATAACAGGATGGCTTCTCGTACGCTCGTACTTCACAAGAAAGAGTCGACAACAGCAGGTGGTCTAACTGCCAAAAAACTCACAGTGTCCAAATCGAGTGGTGAAATTGTCAGCAAAGCAAAGGCGAAGCAGGGGAAGGAGAGTCCGTGGGCAATTGACACGCGTCTGTGTCTTCGGGACATTGATAAACAGTACTTAAAGGAACACAAAACGCCTAGACCAGCTGGTATCATTTTATTCAATGTCGGCAAAGAGGGTAAGGCTCTCTATGCGTGTGTCAAGGACCGTCAGGCGAAGAGAATTTCTTGACATAGTATATAAAGAATGCCAAAGACTGACCAGCAAAAAGCCATCGCTGCGCGTGGTGCAGCGACCAAAGTGTGCTATGAATCCATCGTTCCAGCCGGGGCGAAATTTACTCCACAGAAAAAGACTGGTAAAGGTATCAACAGAAAACTTTACGAATGTGTCGAAGCGGCGCTGCGAAAATAAATCTCAGCACATATAAATGCCCGATTACGTTTCAACCAAGTTTTACGCCTCAGCCGGCAAGCGCCTGTTCAAGTCCAAGAAGACCGGTAAGCTGTTCGTGCGTCGTGCAGACGGCGCTCGCAGCTACCGCTCCAGCGGTATCCAGGTGTCCCACATGGACACTACACACGGCAAGCGCGTCGTGCGCAAGCACCACAAGTCCGTGCCATACGGCATGAAGCCCGTCGCCAAGCACGTGTCTCCGATGCGTTCATCATACATGTCTATGTTCGGCTTCCGCCGTTAAAAACAGGTGTCGTTTACGACACCGCCGCTCAGCGGCAACGGACAATGGACACTCCGTGTCCCTTGGACTAAATAAATGCAAACCCTTTCAGAGCATCTCCGTCCGTCACGTCACACTTAGCCACTGACACGTCAGTCCGTTTACGAATCACCACTTGGTGTGCACGCACAATCAACCCGTAGACATCCTGGAAAAAATAAACACCTGAAACCTCAACGATACAGCTGAGAACATCCCCCTTGAGGGTCCCTTCTTCGATGGCAGGAAACACACTCCTCTTCTGCTCATCAAAGAATTGCGTCAGCGGATCCACCTTGACACGAAGTCCGTTATCTTTTACGTTTGAGCGAAACGGTGTAGATCCAGAACAAATCTCATCGAGCGTCTCAGTCCACCACGTGCAAAAGTCCAGTGGCATTTCGAGCGTCACGGATTTGAAATCCGAAATGCCATTGTACATGACGCGTCCAGTCGGAATCTGGAATCGAAGTGGCGTTCCATCAGCCTGCGTCACTTTCGTGCCACCACCGCGTTTCCCAGCAAAGACGAGCGTCGACGTGTCAACCTCAGACCACTTCATATATTTATTATGTGTTTTCTCTGTTTTAAGTATGAATTAAAATATATTTTTACTATAAATGAGTCGCGTTTTTCTCCGCAAGACCAACTTCAGGACCATCACTGGTCTTCCTGTATTCAAAACTATTACAGGTAAACTTGTTACTAAAAAGGGAACTCCAGTTGAGCAACACAGGGGTAAGTATATCACTGAAAACAACCGCAACATAATAAGAGGCGAAATGAACATACGCGGTGGGGGCTCTCACCGTCTTAATACAAAGGGGATAGCAAACTGGTATATTAACTATATTCTCCATCTTAGGAACTTTAACGATAAGCGGAACCCTAACATAAACAAGCGTCGTATACCAACAACCACTATGAACTAATTTCAACATATTATTACCCCGAACACATCATACATGCCTCTGGGTTAGCCAACGAACAAGCAAGTACCTCTTCCTCTGTTGGGACAGAATACTTCCATATAAACCCACCTGATGTTTTCTGAACTCCTCTTAAACATTGGGAAATACAAGTAGGACTCCTCCCTATAACATTTGCTGCAAGTGTTATAGAGTCGAAAGTGTGTATACACGTTTTTCCATCTGATGACCATTGTTCAACCGGTTTCAGATGACTTTCTGCAATCTTCTTTTTGTGCTCTTCAGAATGGGGCTTACCGAAATTAGGGTTTTTTTCGCCTATCCTAGTTTCACTTATTAAATTTCGGGTTTCACTTGTATGTACTCGTCCATAAAAATGATTATTAGCTCCTGTCATTTTTACAGACAATTGGGATTTATGGATTTCAGCGTGTTTATACCCCCTAATTCCTCTACCACCAGCCGTCATATTGAAACCCTTTGATCCAAGGGTTTCATATATTGAAATATAGTATATCTCCCAATCATCTAGATACATGGGAGATATATTTTCATGAAGAATATCTGTCGTGAAATTTTCCCACCCGTATTTTTTTATCGCTCGGTGAAAATGAGTTGAATCTTTTGACTTCAAATGACCTTTTGTTCTAATTTTCTCGCTGTAAATACTCTGACCTATATAACTTCTCCCATCCCCTATGTATGTATGACGGTAAATAACCCCCGTTCCATCCATGCCATATAATGAGAAAAAGTATTATCCTTAACCAGAACACATTAAACAACCTTCTGGGTTATCACGACGACATACTTCAGCTTCCGTTGAAAGCTGTGGTAGTACGGGAGCGATGGTAACTTGTTGAGGCCTTACCTTCGCTCGGGTCCTGATATAATAGGAACCCGTTTTGAGACCCTTTTTCCACCCGTAGAAGTGCATAGACGACAGCTTTGCTACGGTTGGATTCTCCATGAAAATGTTCAGCGACTGTGACTGGTCGATGTAGGCCCCGCGGTCAGCTGACATGTCCAGGATACTCTTCTGTGGAATCTCCCATACGGTCCTGTAGATGTTCTTGAGCGTCTCAGGAATACCATCGAGACCTTGTACCGACCCACCGGCTCGAATAATCTCATTCTTAATTGTTGGGTTCCACATATCGAGTTTCTGCAAGTCACGGACCAGGTGCTTGTTCACCATGACAAACTCACCCGCCAGCGTCCGACGTAGGTAGATGTTGGTCGTGTACGGCTCGAACGCCTCGTTGTTCCCCATGATTTGGGCGGTTGACGCAGTCGGCATCGGTGCCACGAGCAGCGAGTTTCTAAGACCGTTTTTCGCAATACACTGCTTGAGAAAAGCAAAACTCTCCGTGTTCACTCCCCACATATCAGGTTGAAGGATACCCTTCGAGGCGGGCGAACCCTCGTATGTATCGTAAGGCCCTTCTTCCTCGGCCATATCACTCGACGCTAACAGAGCAGCACGGTATATATCTTGAAAGATATCCTTGTTGAGCTTGCGCGCCTTGGGCTCGTCAAACGACAAACCGAGCATCTGAAACACATCTGCCAGACCCTGAACCCCGATACCGATCGGGCGGTGGCGTTTGTTGCTGTCCCAAGCCGCCATTGTCGGGTAAAAGTTCTTGTCGATGACCCGGTTCAGGTTACGGGTCACAACCTGTGTAACCCGACGGAGCTCGGAGAGGTCGAACTCCCCGTTCTTCACGAAAGTCGGGAGGCACAGCGAAGCCAGATTGCATACGGCCGTCTCATGAGGGCTAGAAACCTCCATGATTTCGGTACAGTTGCCGGTGATGACGCCGTTGAAGATGCCCGTGTGACGTTTCGGCTCGTTGAAACAATACGTCGCATCCACGCGCCCGTTATCTTCGATTGAAACGACCCGAACATACTGTCGGACATCTCGAGACACCGGTGTAAAGTCGCTCAGGTCAAGACGGTGTGTATTGAAGCCCGCATTGATGAGTGTCTCGACTCCGAGGGCGGACACTACGAGACGCCAGCACGTCTGTGTGTCGAACATCTTCTTACCACCCTTTCCATCCGGAAGTTCAGATTCTCCTGCCTCACGCAAGAGACCAATTACCGAGCTCACTCCGAGTGTATGAAGCATGAGTTGAATTTCCCGAAGGAAGCTCAGGTGAATAGATCCGACCGAGATGCTCTTTTGGGTCGGATTTCCAGGACAACCCTGTGTGTGACCGTCCGCGTCACACAGACCGGCGAACCAGACGAGACGGGTTTTCACTGTACCACGTAGAGGAATTTTGAATTTGTTGGGGAGGTCGTAGGGAAGCTGGACGTTCAGACGACCAGATGCATCTTCGTTACCAGACATCGTTCGAACCTCCAAGTACTCTACGAGTTTCTTCTTTTCACCGTACAGTGAGACTGTTGGAATCGTTTTGAATCCGGAGTACGTCGAGTGGTAGGTGCCGTCCCCACAGAAAAACCCGTGAGTATACGGATAACTGAAATCTTCTGTATCTTCGAATTCAACTGGATTTGGAGGGGTCCATTTGATGAGGCGGTCACCTGGAACAAGATTCGTGGTTGGCTTGATTTCCGTCTTTGAACCATATCCGATCTGAAGATGAAACTTGTGGTATTCGGTGCACTCGAGGAAAGTGCCGTCACTGAAATTGACACGGACCAAACGACTCTTATCACTCGTCTTCGAGATGGTGACGGCGGACCACTCTTCGCCGTTCCATACGTCGACTACTTGCCCGACAAGATTTGATATTTTTTGGTATCCATTCTTGGTTAGAATCATCGTCTCGGGTGCGACGCACAAGTTACTGGACTTGATCGTTCCAATATTCTTCTGGTTTGATTTTTCATTCACGGAGTCCTTGTAGCACATGTACGGCGTCCCAGTCTCAATCTGAGACTTGAGCACGGCGTCCCATACCTGACGTGCCTTGACAACTCGCTTATATTTACCCTCGTCAACGTACTTTTGGTACAACTCATTGAACGCCTCACCATACACTTCTGCCAGCATAGGGCACTCATGAGGACACATCAGGTGCCACTCCTCATCCTTCTCCACCTTTTGCATGAATAGGTCAGGAATCCACATCGCCGTGAACAGGTCGCGACACCGCATCTCCTCGTCACCTTGGTTCAGGCGAAGCTCGAGAAACTCCATAATGTCGGCGTGCCACGGCTCGAGGTAAATGGCAAATGACCCCTTGCGTTTGCCACCACCCTGGTTGACGTACCGAGCCGTATTGTTGAAGACGCGGAGCATCGGCACGATGCCGTCGGCGACTCCATTCGTCCCCTTGATCCGTGTACCATTTGCACGGATGTTCGAACAGTGGATGCCGATACCACCCGACCACTTGGAAATGTGGGCACACTCCTTGAGTGTCTCGTAAATCCCTTCTATGGAATCATCCTTCATCGCCACAAGGAAGCAGGAGCTGCCCTGTGCATTGTTAGAGAGGCTATTAAAAAGCGTCGGCGTCGCATGCGTGAAGAACTTTTGGGACATGAGGTCATACGTTTCCTTGACGCGTGAATAGTCAGTCGCGTGGACCCAAAGAGCAACGCGCATGAAAAGGTATTGGGGTGTTTCTCCAATGTTGAGATAGCCTTTTTGAAGCGTCTTGATGCCGAAATACCCAAAGAGGTAGTCGCGCTCGGGGACGATCCATGAGTCCACTTCGGGAGTGATGAAGGAGATTCCCTCATCGGACACCACCCCCTTGAGGTTGAGATGGGTCATGGCTTCGCTGAATTTCTTTGGACAGTTTTTCTGAAGGTTCGACACAGTCACCCGTGTGGCAAGGGTCTCATAATCTGGGTCCTCGGTGATCATCCCGATGGCAACCTCGGCGGTGAGGTTGTCAATCTCTGCAGTCGAGATCCCGTCGTACATGGACGTGAAGACTTTCTGGGCGACCTTGTCAGGCTGGACGCCGACCAGGGGGGCAAACTCTGGTTCACAATTTAGTTTTGAAATTCTCTTGGTGACCTTGTCGAAGAGCATCTCCTCGGGTTCACCATTGCGCTTGAGGACCTTCATTGAATTATATACTCGACATTTCTCTAAGAGCGTACTTCCATACGAAACCCCCTGCAGTCTTCTGCTTACCGACGAGGCAGGCCGACACGTTCTTCCGGTCGACACCCGCCGACTGTGCCGCAAACGTGACGGTCGTGAATGTTTCCAATAATTCGCCGTCTTTTGTATACTTGTCGACTGCAGTACCGATCTTGGCTTTCGTCTCGGGTGTATGTGTTCTATTGAAGAATGGATTATTCTCCCCGACTTGGGTTCCCTTTTTCTTTGAACTTATAAGAGCCTTCGTTTCTTCTGTATGTGTTAGTCCCATGTGAGCCAGTCCAATTCTGGTTCTGGTTTCCTCCGTACGTGGTTTTCCAAAATTGAAGTTTTTCTCTCCAAGTTTAGCTTCTCTCATTCTAGACATGGATTCAATATGAACATTTTTATTTGTATTTCCACCAGCTTCCAAGTTATAACCATTTGGTGATATTGAGTTTCTTTCTTTAATTTCAGTAATTTCCCTCTCGTCGAGTTGATCATTCGGAAGCTCGGAAATAATCGAAAACTCGAAGTTGGTTATACCATGTTTTGCAAATGCATAATATAGAATGGTGCCGTGTAAATTTTTATGAGCTCTCCATCTATTTTTTACATTTTTTTGTATAGTCTGACCTACATAACATTTAGAATTTATGGTGTTTTTTATTAAATATATAAACCCCATTCTGGTCTGGTATTATCATGAGAATTTCTTTCACTCCGAAACACATACTCAAAGGATTTTTTATCTCCGTAAACTGTAATGGCGAACTATATGCCCCCGAAGACGCCAGTGAGCGAGGCATTTCTGTCTCGCTTCAACATTGAGTATCTGCACGGCACAATCGTCAAGAATGTCGGTTCGAAAACCGGCATGAACATCGATCGTCAGAGCGACGGTGACCTACAGGCTCTCATGGTTCGGGTGTACAATCACAACATAGCAGATCCATACTCTGGTGTGAGCGCACAGGTGGCACGCATGAACGACATTGTTGTCCAGGAGGCGACAAAGACCATTCAGACTGGTGTTCTTCAGCAGCTTTCGTTTATGGACTACGTGACTCGTAACCCGGTCCCATTGGCGATGCCCGTGAGCACGACGACGCACGGAAATAAAATGCCAGCCAATGATAAGTTTGCCGTCCCATTCCAATGAGTACGCCAACATCAAACACTTCTGTCACGACTGAAACAACATCCTCTGGTCTGGGCATCGGTCTTATTGTCGGTGGTCTCGTCCTTGTGATGATCATCATCGGGGTTGTCATATATGTGATCAAGAAGCGCCGCAACGGAGGGAACCTTGGTGCTGTACCATCAGGTGCACCAACGGCAGCAAATGGCCTCGGTGCCATGAATCAGGGGACAAATGCAGTTCCGAGAACAAATATGAATATCAACGCCGGCAGAACTCATTGAAATTTAGCCATTATATCATCACCGAGATGAACAAGTATCATCGCCACAAAAGCGAGAAAAATACCAAAGTACTGGATGGGGTGACTGAACCGTTCACCGAGTACAAAAATCGCAAACCCTGCTCCCAGCACTGTGATCATCCCTTCCCACATTGCTGAGACCCAGAGAAGCGACCCACCGAGTGCAAAGCTTCGAACCAGAAAATACAAAACCCCGCAGTACCCTGCAATACCACAGAACAAGTTGTGATGGCTGTTACTGGCTGCATAATTCTTGAGGTGAACGTTGCCAAATGTTTCAGCAACTGACATTGCAAGCACGTGTGCTAGTGACATCCCTTATTTGATGCGAGAAATTTGTCTCGACAGCTGAATATGCCAAGGATATAAAACCATCACTTGAAAGGTCAGTGCAACGATAGCAAGGGTAACCGCCACGACGGGAAGATGTTTTCGCCACTGGGATTCCTCCAGGTCCATTTTTATCTGCGTAGAAAATAGATGAAACGGTTCGAGGAACTTCTCGTCGGTGTCCTGCTCTTTTTCATCGTGGACCGTGCGTCTCGCCTGGTGAGTTCCGTCGTGTCCAGCCGACGCAACATGTCAGACATGGAGACTGAAAAGTTTCGGTGCGCCGTCGAGACGTTCACGATGATCACATTATTCATCATCTTGTGGTTCGGGTTACATAAGGGTACAGGTCGTTAATAAAACACGATGAATCAGTACCGCAATGAGACGTTCGAGCTCTGCCGGTCCAAGGGATGGGACAAGGCCCCAGTGAGCACGGTTTGGCTCCTTTTCACAGAAGAGATTGGTGAACTCGCTTCAGCAATTCGACAGTATCAGCGTCATTTTCGGAAAACGGGACTCAAAAAGGATCGAGGAACGGATGTGACGACTGAGATGGGTGATGTATTTTCATACCTCTTTCAGTTGGCACACATGTTGAATATCGACCTCGACGAGATGTGGGAGAAACACAAGGTGAAGGTTCAGGAGAGGCGGTACGCCGACTCGACAATAAAATCTAAGTCAACACTAGATAATGACGAGCCTACTCCTGAATGATGACATGAGCATGAATCGTATCAACCCATACACATTGACTCAGACGTTTGGTGTTTCGTATAACGGTGGGTACAAGGGTACTCTAGAGTCTGGCCCAGAAAGACCCGAGTCCCCTGCGATGCTCGAGTTTAATCCCAGAACGGGTGTTCCCACAGATCATTTCAACAAACTCGAACTTGACGACGCGGGAAACATGTACCTCAAGACGGGTGGTATCCATCCAGCCACATCGTTTCTTTATCCAGCACGCAAGTACCAGTTTGATGATGGTTCGACGACGTTCGGACGTGAGATTATCGTCGGTGACGCCAAAAACTACGTTTCCCCAGAAGACTTTCCAGATGACACACAGACGGGTCGGACTCTGCTTCTCGGTGGGATGATTATCCTACTGATTCTTCTTGTGCTGCAGAAGGGACTCAAATTTTAGTCCAAGTCGCGAAGCGACTTGTCCGTGCCCTCAAATTTTAATCCAAGTCGCTTCGCGACTTGTCCGTGCCCTCAAATTTTAATCCAAGTCGCTTCGCGACTTGTCCGTGCCCTCAAATTTTAATCCAAGTCGCTTCGCGACTTGTCCGTGCCCTCAAATTTTGAGTATCTTCGATGCCACGACAACAGGGTTTGCGTTGGACAACTTTTCAAGTTCGAGCGCCTTTTTCGCGGAGAGTTCAGGGCACGCATGAACCTCGAGCTGAATACACCCTGAACAAAATTTCCCGGTACATAATTTGCACGGCATCACCAAACGATGACGCCGTCCACATTTTGTGCACTTTCCAGTCTCCATGGTATTTAATGACAATATTACTTTATGAGTCTGTGATTAACCCATGCACCAAACCCAATCGTGACATCCAGAAGCAAAATCTTCCACGCGTGTTCATTCCCCGTGAGTGCCAAGACTGCAAACAGTGCCCACAGAAGTGAGTGTAATGGACGCAGGTCATTCCACCAAATTTTTTCACCGAATGTTTCGACTCCAGTCTTTCTGAGTCCATTTGCCCAAATGTACATGAACCCTATTGAAATACCAATCGCCAAAATACCCATCACCTTGAGCAACTCTGGGTGAGTCTTTGCAACCCATACAAGTGCGAGTCTCGAACCCATGCACCCAAACAAAAAGAGGGCAGTTCGTTTGTCCATCTGGTATAAGGTAACATTTTTTCCGTACAAGTCACGAAGTGACTTGTCTCTACGAACTCCCAACTGAGGAGTGAATTCCGTACTTGACACACTTCTTGTACGAAAGGTACAGGTCGCGTTTCATGAGTTTGTCCAGCTTTTCCTCTGGGAGATTCGTCTCACGGAGGTAGATGCGTTTCATGTGTCGCATGAGCTTGTCACAGTTGTACATCTCATCCTTCATGTTTTCGTACTTGCCCCAGAATTCAGACCCGAGTTGGTGGATCAACAGGTAGGCGTTAGGACTCACGATACGTTCATCACCACCCAAGAAGATGAACGTTGCTGCCGACGCACACATCCCCTCGGCGATGGTCACGACACGCGACCGCAAGGACTTGAAAAAGTCCATTGCGGCGAGCCCTGCGTGCAAGTCACCGCCGTCGCTATGAATATGGACACGGACAATCGTTTCGTAATAATCGCGTTCAATCTTCTTGACTGCTGCACACAACTCAGCTACAGACTCGACGGACACGTCACAGTAGAAGAACACATCGGGTCCCTCAACCTTGATGTACTCAAGCTTCGGTGGCTCATCGTGCTCCATTACTGTTCAATGTGTGACAGCTTTTAAGTTAAAGACAATAGACGTTATTATTTTGCGCCAATAGTGTAACAGTTCAACATTCCGGTCTTATGAGCCGGCGACCCGGGGGCGGCACCCGGTTGGCGCATTACACGCAGTCACGTAACTCCTAAACACCCTTCCATCCGGTGCATGGTAATACTTGTCACTTTTCCCAGCTGATTTTCCTGATTGTCGTATACGAATTTCAATTCTCCAATCAACTGAAAGTCCCTTTTCCTTTGGTTTTGCGTCAAACTTCCTATGACACGTTTGACATAAAATCTTGACCGGTTCATTCGAGTGCAACGAAACAAAGTTGACAAGGATGTCATGGACGGAACGCATACCGTGCTTGTTCACGGGTGCGTCTCTGATAGCCTTAAGACCAATCTGTTTTCGGGTCTGTCCTGCATGACAACGCTGAAGACACTTCCTAGACCCACAATGTTCGCACGTGCTTTCTGGTGTAACGAGCGACTTGTACATTGACTGAAATAGATTTCGAAACTTTGATTCCATAACATCCCTATAAATATCTTCTGAAGTACCGCCTACTGTGGCGGTTGTTTTACGTCGCTTTTCGAGTGCATTTTTCTTCTTGAGCACAAGGCTCTGCTCCATACACGGTAATGATACATGGTTCTTAAGCCGCTGTCTGTCTGGCCCATGCATTCTTGTACTTTTTGTTCATACCGGCGGTTACAAGGTTGTTCCAGGCGTAAGCCCCACGAGTGTTGAGACCCAGATTAATCATCGCGGACCCGATGTTGTTGGCGTTGTTTGAATTGACATTGAGGCGACGCTTTGACGTGTTCTTTTTCGCTTTCGGTTTGGCCGGCGCCGCTTTGGGCTTTGCAGCTGGACGCGGCGGACTCAGACGTTTAGGAACGTTGAATGCAACCTTTTTCGGTGGGTTCCAAGCCGGTACGTGAATCGTCGCGCCTGTCACTGCATTCTCTTTCGTGTGCGCCACCGTGGGTACCTTTGGGATATGGGCATTGACCCACGCCTGCATCCCTTCACGAACCCTTTTCTGTGTTGGATACTTACCCTTGTTATTCACCTGAAGCGCTGTACCAATTAAAGCATTCTTGTACGCGTTGCGTTTGTTCATAGGAAGCCAATTCGGGACGGCGATTTTCGCCCTGTAATTCGCCTCGATGAGGTTCCGGCGCGCTTTGATAACCGCCTCCTTCGCAAACGTCTTTATGGCCCTATTCACATTCGCCTTTTTGGCACCTGCAGGCAGTTTGCCCAGACGAGTCAGCAACTTGTTGGCGTTTTCGTTTCGGTAATAGTTTCCGACGAGTGCCTTGTATGCATTCTTGTGCTGCTGGGTTCGCATGTTCGCCTCGAGGTTTGCAGCAAAGTTTGCCAGGTTGTTGTTGTTGTTTGAGGACGAAGCCGACGACGCGGTTGAAGGTGTGTTGGGTTTGAGCGAGTTCTTATACACCATCAATGCCCAGTATTTTTTGTTCCGTGGCTGCAAATTGTACGCCTCGTGGTACGACTTGTTCAGGAACGCCTTGGCGATACGGTTCTGATTTGCAATTGGAATCGTGGACCAGTTTCGCGTCGTTCGTGTCTTACCAACCGTACGTTCGACGCGCTCGTTGTTGAGAAGTCTATACTTTGTGCCGTTCAGGTTGAGATTGAAATTTTTATTCGCCTTTTTACCAGTCAGACCACTCTTGTGTTGGATCCATTGAATGATATCAACGGGTTTCATCTTGGAATTAACTTCGGCGATGTTCATGTTACGTGCGACGGCGACGAGTTCAGGGACAGTCAGACGAACCGCCTGGCGCCCATTGATACGAAGAACACCATTGAGACCCACCTCGATGATGTGTTTCGGCTTCACGTTTACGGTGACCGAGGCTGGGATTTTGAAAATGGTACGAACCGCCGGAGGGATGTTTCGACCCGCCTTTGAGTACGCTGAAATGACAGTTTTGCGACCTGATTCAATACCCTTGGGAATGGCAAACCAGTATGGCTGATGACCTGCTCCCGGACGCACGTAAAATCCATTCTTCGTGGCGTTCCAACTCGGGGCACGACGGTTCGCGTGCGCAGCAACAGCCTTTGTCTTTGGACTTTCGAGTTTAACACCCGCAGATGCAAAGGCGTTGAGCGTCACTTTTGGAATCGGACGATTGATATTCTTGAACGCCTTGGCCACCTTGGGTCCAACAGCTCGAAGGTTCATAGGGCCCACGTTAAGCACTTCACCAGTTGCAACTTCGCGACGCATGAATCTGTATGGGTACATACGTGGTTTGCCGTTCGTTCCAGGTCGAATATAAAATCCAGCGTAGGGTTTACGAAGGCTATTCCACGTCCCTGCAAGCGGGTATCGTTCAGCGAGCTTCGTTGTATTTTTCTTCGCAGCGACCGGTCGTCGCAGCGCTGGTGTTTTTTCGGTTGCAATGGCGACAGACTTATTCATGCCGAGTGACGTGAAAAACTGCTTAAAGAGCTTGACTGGTTCGTTGACTTCTTTAGGGTCTTTGATACCGGTAAACAGAACTGTTCCATTCTCAAAAAATTGATAGGTCCATTGTGGGTCTTTGAGTTTGAGAATCACAGCCGGGATACTCTTGAGTTCTGGATGATAACTCACTGATTGAACCATAGTCTTGGGCAGTTTACGAAACTCTTGATCGAGACCGAGTAGATCGAACGGTTTATTTATGTAAAAAACACCATCCACCTTGCGATACGTTGGCTTCTCACGGACCAGGTTTTTCGCGCTCCACCCATTCTTTGCAATTGCGAGGTATGCCGCCTCTGGATTTCCTGTTCCGAGTACCGTGACTATACCTTTTGATATCATCACTGTCTGTGGTCCCTTTTTTGCCACGACGCGCGTCGCGCCCGTTGAATCTCCGATCCATTTACCACCAACGTAACGCGTCGACGCTTTTTGTCCTGCACCCTTGAACCCCATCACCTCTGTGAACCCACGTGGCGCACCCAGGAAAATCGCATTTAAATCAACTGGGAATTTAACAATTGAGATTGTTGACACGACGCTTGGTTTTGAAATTTTCCACGTCCCCTGATTATTCGTAAAGACGCGCCTCGCGCGCCATAATCGTTGGATTCGCTCCACCATTACATTTAACTAGATTTTTTTCACAACCGCCTTGAGAACCTTTTTCTTGACAGCTGGTTTGGATGCAAACTGCGAAAACACCTTGTCGAGGTCGTCATTGACCACCTTCTTCTTTTTGTGAATCTTCTTTTGTACCGGTTTCCGTGGTGGCACGTAAACGTAATGATTCTTTCGACGAATTTCGGCAATCTCCTCGTCTGATGCACCCAGACGTCTCATCACAGTCACAATGTCTTCAACGAGGAGGATTGGTACGTAGGGTTTTGGTTGCGCCGGAGGGCACGGAATGGCATGAATTATCTTGTACACTAGGCTGTTTTCGACGGGGGCGTACGTGAGCGACGACGCATCGACTGCAAACACACGCTTCGGAAGAGGTTGTTTGTACATTAAAGTCTTGGCGCATTTTCTTTTTAGAAATGGATTCTGTACTCTCCAACGCCGTGCTGGTTGAAAACTCTCTTCGTGAACTCATCGGTCTGCGAGTCACCGTGACTGTCACCGAAACCAAGAAACGTACAGTGTACCGTGAGGGTCTCGTGTACGCATACGATTCAGACACGTGGTATGTATACGACGACAATTCGGGTGAGACGTTCGAGATGACGTTTGAGGATTTTATTAGAAATAAAATTTTTGTACACCTAGAGTAATGGATGAATGTCCGGTGTGTCTCGAACCGCTGATGGGGACGGTCGTTCATCTCGGGTGCTGTAAAAAACAAGTACATATTCAGTGCTACGTCACACGGTGTCCTATGTGTCGCGCTGAGCTTCCGAGCCCTCCTTTATCAGAGAGACACGTGATTGTTCCAATTCCTGTATTAACACAGACGCAGACACAGACAAATACTCAAAAGGTGATAACAACGGGTATGTTCTTCATTACACTAGGGGTCACTGCACTTCTTGTTTTTCATCCCTACTAATCCTCCTCCTCCTCGTCGTCGTCCTCGTACTCCTCCGTCATCGCGACCCGAGCCAGACGCTCACGGATCGTGCGAGGCGGAGACATCACAGTCTCAAACTCCTCCTCATCGTCCGTGTCCGCCATCGCCGACCCGTGGGTCTGGCACAGCTCGCAGTCATCGTGGGTCTCGCCGTCGAGGCCGTGAGTATGCTTCGGCTGCTCCGTCTTCTTCACCTTCTTCGGCTTCTTCACGGGCATGATCTCCTCGTCGTCCGAGTCCTCGTCTCCGGTGGGCTTCTTCACGGGTCCAGTCGCCGGACCGCGAGGGACGCGGACAGGAGCCGCCGGCTTGCTCGCAGACTTGAGATGGACGCGGCACATACACTCGCCGTCAACAGCCTTGAGAGAACACGGCTTGCCCTTTGCCGTCGTCGACGTGCACTTGGCCGTCTTCACTATCGACACCTCCGTGGGCTCCGGGTTGATGGACACGGTTGCAGACCGCTTCTTCTTGGGAGCCTTGGCGGCGATGGTCTTTGCCGGCACAACGTCCTCAGGGAGATACTTGCTGACCAACTCCTCAAGCTCGAGACCTTCCCCCTCGGCAACACGGGCGAGGACGGCAGTCAGCTCGCGACGCAGAATCTCGTCGAACATCTGAGCAAAGGAAGAAGAGGCCATGGTTGTTTTTGAGATGAACTTTCGACGTTTGTCGTCTCTAGACGAGCTCAAGACACGTTTTTTGCACCCTTGCGCATGTTGTCTTGTGCCCATAGAGTGCTAGACAATTTTTTAAGTGGAGCTAGACACTTAAAAAATCGCCCCCGGTGCGGATCGAACGCACGACTTACAGGTCTCCTGCCGTTACTATAAATAACAGCCTGTCACTTACGGTTAATAATCTACCGATTGAGTTACAAGGGCATGGGGAACCTTTTAACGACTTGTTCGGGTCGTTCTGACTTGGGTGATTCGAACACCCGACCAGCGGAGCTACAATCCGACGCGCTACCACTGCGCCAAAGTCAGAAGTGAATAGTTTAACGACATGTTCAGGTCAAATTCATTGCTTCCGATGAGTTTTGATCTCATTACCTCCCGCTTACTAAACGGGTGCTCTACCGATTGAGCTACGAAAGCGTTTTAGGTCCCAGCGAGGTTCGAACTCGCATTTCAGGATTCCACTAGGGCGGAAAAGTCCGTTTTCATCAGAGTCCTATGTACTGACCATTATACTATGGGACCACGCGACCCTGGTGGGGCTCGAACCCACAGTCTCGGGATTAGAAGTCCCACGCGATATCCAATTTCGCCACAGGGCCTGCCCCAGGGGTGGATCGAACACCCGGTCTTCTGCTTACAAAACAAACGCTTTACCACTAAGCTACTAGGGCGCTTCTAATAGTACAACGTGATAAAACTTTAAGCCATTCTGACGCACTTAGACACGTTTGTCATATGTGGTTTGAAACCACTCGACTGTCGTCTGGATTCCATCTTCGAGTGTCGTGTACTCAAAATCGAGTGTTGTGTGATCCGCCGTCTTCTTGAGCTGACCGTTACTACGTGTCGTGTCATACACGATTGGTCCTCGAAAGTCAAACGCCTTGGCGATGAGGTTTACGACATGTGAAAGAGGAACTTCAGCATTCGGTGGACACATCACCATTGGAATGTCTAGCGTGGTGTAGTGTTGATACGCCCAGAGAGTCAGGCGTGCAATGTCATCATTGAAAATAAACTGCCGCTGGGGCGTTCCATCGCCAGCGACGACGAACGGCCTTCCGTCGCGTTTCGCAATGTGACACTTATGAATCAGTGCCGGAATGACGTGGGCGTTCTCGAGGTTGAAATTGTCATGCGGGCCGTAAATGTTCGTCGGGACGACACAAAAGTATTCGCGTTTGTATTGTTGGCGGTATGCCCGGCAATGAATGTCAACCATCCGCTTTGCGTACGCGTACGCCTGGTTACTTGGGTGAGGTGGACCAGTGTGAAGCATATCTGGTGTCATGGGGTAGCCTGGTGCTGGGTCGGGAAATATGCACGTCGAGAGATAACACATGACGCGCTGAATTCCATACTCATGTGCAACCCGAAGGATGTTCGTATTCATGAGCATGTTGTCCTCGTACATTTGAACTGGCTGAGCCATGTTTTTGAATACACCCCCGACATTTGCAGCGAGATGAATCACACCATCAAATGGCATGTGTTTGGCAAACAACGCACGAACTTCTTGTACTTCACATAGGTTGGCATCTTTGGAACTTAATGGAATCCACTCGATACCCTCAAGAGCAGTCAGAGCGCGCCCAACCAGCCCTGTTCCTCCAGTGACAAGAACCTTCATTAGAAGAATATGACGTTACATTTTTAACTATCAGTTTTTCTGGATGACCAGCTGGTTTATAAAGAATATAAGAGTTGGTAATTGTATGTTTTGTACACAGAAGGGTCACGAAAGTGAGTGTGACGTTGTGTACACTCCTGGAATTTCAATTACATATAGAGCTCGTCAGAGTATATTTGTCAAAACTGATTATATTCGTCAGTTTTTTCAAGATTTCAGAGGAACAGAACCTTATATTCTCGTGACTGGGCTGAGTGATTATTCACCGAGTACATTTTTTACAGATCAAGAGCTCTCAGCAATCCTGGAGAAACACGAGCTTATTGAATGGCGTGCTCAAAACCTGTGCACGGCGCATCCAAAAATGAAACATCTTTCTATCGGGTTGGAGGATACACCGAGTAAGATTGCCTTTTGTGAAAAGTACAAAGATGAACTTCAGGCTGTTCCTAAGAAGGACACGGTATACGCGAACTTTACACTGGACAATAACCCACACGAACGAGGCTGTTTCGTGAGTGACTTGCACGAACGAACTGATTTTGAAGACTATATGTGGACAATGGCAGCTTACAAGTACGTGATGTGTCCCATGGGGAACGGAATTGACACACACAGGTTTTGGGAGGCTCAGATGTGTGGGTGTGTTCCTATTGTTCGCTGCCCAAAAGAGTTTTTACCTACATATGACGGGTTTCAATATATTTCACTCCCTGGTTCTTGCTATGCGCGTATGGGTCACCCTCAATTGGTACAAAAACGCGAATCACTCTTTGCGCTGAAGAATAATCCAGCCGTTCCTGTCGTCCCCTTGGCTCTTAATATCCCATAAACCAGACGAGATTAAATCATCTATGATGTGTGACGTTTTTACAGTGAAAATATCATCGAGTGCCACATATTTTGGATTTTTATCCTTGACTGCGTTCCAGTCACCGGAACCCGAAAATTCACCTCCGTCAATCACGACGAAATCAATCACGTCTGGTAACTCACCTACGTCTGAATTGTCGAAATTTGCAAGTTCACCTGCGTACCAGTCCATCCAATTCTGACTTGAAATGTTGGAATAGTTGGGGTGATTTTTCACCTCGTCGATCGTCATCATCGATACCGCGAGACGACTTTTAGACAGTGTAATGTACAGATTTCCAGCCCATATCTGAGACGCTGCTGCATACATTGCAGTATCAATTTCGAAACTGAACACATGACCTTTCTTTTTGTTATCGAGTGCTTGTACTATACATTTTGTTGACCCTAACCCATTCCATGCACCTATGTCGACACACACATTGACATCATCCCGCATGCATATATTATAAATTTCATTCCCAAATTTTGTTCCTAAATTTATCTGACCAGCCATATAAAAAGGAGACTACTTAACTCTTTATATGGAGTGTTCGCCCGGTGATATAACAGACAGAGTATCCATACTAAAAATTAAGTTGGCAAATTTCAGCGACCCTAAGAAGATTGAGAACGTTAAAAATGAACTTGACATGCTCGAGAAATATCTCACACACGACACGTCCCATCTCGAAAAGGTGAATGGGTTGCTATGGGATGTCGAAAACGAACTTCGTATATGCGAGAAAAAACAAGACTTTGGTCCTAACTTTGTACGTCTCGCAAGACTCGTCTACAAGACGAATGACGAGCGTGCTGCACTGAAACGTGAAATTAACAAAGACTCTCGTATCGCGGAAGAAAAGCAGTACACAGAATACAAACAACCCTCTCGCGAGACAATAAGTGTTCTGAATCACCTGGGACTCGGGGACAACCTCATATGCAATGGTATGATTCGTCATTACGCAAAGACGCATGACGTCATCACGTATGTGAAGAAACAGTACATGCACACGGTTGAACATATGTACCGGGATCTCGGTTCAAGCATCACTCTCGTAGCAGTCGATGACGATCATGACGCGTGGAACAAACGAGTACCAGGAACTATCAAAACAGGTATATTTCATGACCCGTCGTGGAATGCTGATTCTCAATGGTGCACCTCTTTTTATAAAAATGCAGGACTCGACCCAAATATACTTCGTTCTGATTTTTTTATTCTTCGATCACGCGACAAGGAGGAGCGTATGTACCGGCAAGCTATCGAACACATTGGCAGTGACAAGTACATAATCGTACATGATGACCCTGACCGGTACAGTAGCATCAACGTAGAAACAAACCTTCCAATTATCCGAATCGGTCAGGAACAATTCCCGATCGAGTCGACTAACATTTTTGATTACTCGACGTTGATAGAACGTGCGGTCGAATATCATGGTTTTGATAGTTCGTTCATGTGGCTTGTTGAACTTTTGAAACTTCGCCCAAAGGAGACGACGTTTTTACACCGAATCAGACCTGCGGTAAACCCCGGTTATCACGAATTTGAAATGACTTCAAACGGCACACCGCCGTAAATTGCAGCCATGTATCCAAACGTCGAAAGACCTGGCAACTGCGGAAAGTTTCCACCGGTAATGTACAACTTGGGACAACGACTCAATAGGAAAAAGTCGACAAAAATATTCCGACGTTCGTTCGTCGGTGCATTCGGACATTCATCATGTACGACTGCAATTGTCGTGTCAATAGTCTTTGCATTTGGAAACAACTTTTTCGTTTCAGGGGAATCGCTTGCAAGAAAAACAGAATCATGGAGTTTGTATACTTTTCTGAATGCCTCGAGTGCACAATCGTTTGCAAACACATCCGTATCTTTCTGTACCACGACGCGGCTGTCAATTGATGATGCACCTCGGCGAATGTGCATGCCAGCAGTGACTGGAACGTGCAGTCCATCGAGTACTTGTTTGAGTTCTGGTGAAGGACTGATCAGTTTTCGAATAAGAGGATGAACTTCACGTATGGTGTATGGATTGATGTAAATCTTTGGTTCGTACACTGGAAGATCGGTTCGATCTGTCAATGGAAAATGAAACGTGAGCCAACGACCGAGTTCATAGTCTTTAATCGATTCATGTACGACTCCGTCGGGGTGAGTCTTGAAAAAGTCACACAAATGTATGAGTATGTTTGCAAACCCAGCCCCCTTTTGAGGGTACATCATGTACAGCATTTGTTCTAAAAGAATCCAATTCTTAAATACATTCGTCGCACATCATTCCGTATTCCTTTCTAGGATTTTCATTCTCATCAAAACCTATACCCATATGATTGTCAACCGTCCATGTGTCAGACATCCACACATGTTCCCTGAACCCGAGTTCAAGAACATCCATCTTCATATAATCCCACACGTGATGAGCAAGAAACACTTGATCTGATATATACTGGTGAATAACTGCGTATTTATTCATTATAGTATTAATTGAATCTGGTAAGCCTCCACTTATACCAAACATTCCAGCCATGATTGGCCAATCGTAGTGACTCGGGTGATCACGAATAACGAGAAAATTTTTACCAGAGTCTACCCATTCGTTAACACACCTAATATCTCTCCACGTGATTCGAGAATCCACGTCTCTCACAAGAACACGGTCAACTCCTTTTTCAAACAAAGGTCGAAATCTCCAGAATGTGCCGTATGTGCCGTTTGATTCTACACGAATTGTGTCGACGCCTAGGTCACGAAGCTCCGTGAGAAGCTCATTTGAAACACTGTCGTTATGATATATGCGAACCTTCCAATCTGGAAAAAACTCACGACACTGCTTCGCGTTCATCACCGCGCCATGAAGAAACATAGTTCTGGAACCCCATAAACTGTACGAAATGACTTTGGACAACGATTTATAGTTGGACAACGATTTATCGTTGGACATTTCATTTTAAGCCGTCGTAACCTTTATTTCAGTTAGCATCTGAATCTCCTGGTCGAGTGACACGTCATTGATGTTTGCAAAAAGCGCCTTTGACTTGAGCAGGCGTCGCAGTTCGTCAATGTGTAGAAACTTGAAGAATCGCTTCTTCATACTGATGTTCATGAACGGCATCTTACGGTCCCATAGCGCCTGACACACCGGCCAGGTGACGCATCGCAGCTCGTACAATTCAGCCTCGTGTGAATCCAGGCGTGGGAGGACCACTTCACGCAAAAGACGGGATATGTCCTCAACGTTTGACATTTAATACTATACACATCATCTGTTAAAGTTCGTATTCGTGAACCAAGTGTTTGGAAGTGCTTTATTTACATTAGATTTATTGATGTTAATCCGTGCGAGCAGGAACTCCTGGTGTACTAGACTTCTAATACCACTAGGACCCAGTTGTGCATACGACAAATTACGCATGTGTCTCTTAGTGAGTTCCTTAGCGACTCTCCGAATAGAAGCTTCACGAGCGGTTGGCATTTATTGAACTCAACATTTTATTTTCGAGCACGTAAAGAAGTAAAAACATGTTATTAAATAATGGAGAAGGTTGTGTGGGACACAATTATCGTTCCTGGGTTACGACAACACCTCATAGAAAAGTATGTTCCCAAAGAACCTCTCGACCCGCTCGTATACAATGTGACCGCGTTCTACTGGTTGATGCAGGAGCTCGTGGGCAACTGGAAGGCTGGTCGACGACTCACACTGGACCAAAAGGCGCAGCTGCTACAATTACTTGTATGGAATCTTTCTAGAGTGCAACAGGAACAAGCCGCATATGATGAATACATGTCCGATACGTTCACCGAGGATGATGGCCGCCGCCGCAATGGTTTTGACCACCCCAGAGAGACCGACATCAATATATCACAAGATACCACCGATCAGATTGCCCAGCTTGTTCTCGCGTGTAAAGAATTCACTTAAAAGAATAAAAGGCTTTTTATTCAATGAATCGCGCAGCCATCATCAGTGGCGTCACTGGTCAGGATGGGTCATACCTCGCCGAGCTTCTCCTCGCGAAAGGCTATGACGTCTATGGACTCGTCCGATACTCGTCCGAACACAAACGCGAGCGTATCGATCACATTCAGGGTCTCAAGGTCATTCGAGGTGATCTTACAGATTCTCCGCGTCTCGCTACAATTATTCGCGACGTGGCTGCTGGTGATTACGAGCGTATTGAGATTTATAACCTGGCTGCACAGTCTCATGTTAAAGTTTCTTTTGAGCAGCCTGAGTTTACTGCCAACGTCAACTCCGTCGGAGTTCTCCGATGGCTCGAGTCAATTCGTCTCAGTGGATATCCACTTGACCGATTCCGATTTTATCAAGCTGGAACCTCCGAAATGTTTGGAAAGGTTCGTGAGATTCCACAGACTGAATCCACGCCATTTCACCCTAGAAGTCCGTACGGGTGTTCTAAGATTTTTGGGTACTGGATTACAAAAAATTACCGAGAGTCTTATGGGATGTATACCTGCAACGGCATCCTGTTCAACCACGAGTCCGAACGTCGCGGAGAAGAGTTTGTGACGCGTAAAATTACCAAAGCGATTGGCAAGCGTGAGTTTCCCATTGTGCTCGGGAACCTGGATGCCAAGCGCGACTGGGGTCACGCCGAGGACTACGTCGAGGGTATGTGGCGCATGATGCAACAGAACATCCCAGATGACTACGTGCTGTCGACCGGTGAGACGCACTCGGTCCGTGAGTTTGTTGAACTCGCACTCCTGTATATCGGCAAACGTATCGAGTGGCACGGGTCGGGTGACGCCGAGTACGGTACGGACTTGCTGACCGGTGAGGTGCTCGTTCGCATCAGCCCCGAGTTTTACCGTCCTGCCGAAGTGGACATTCTCATCGGCGACTCGTCCAAGGCGCGCGAGGCGTTTGGGTGGGCGCCAAAGGTTTCGTTTCAGGACCTCGTCCAACGTATGGTGAGGAATGATTATGTATAAAGTTTAGAAACCCTAAAAACGTATGGCGAGCTTCCAAGTTGTTGCGTGGCACGGCGAGGACACAGACTCTGAGTACGTGATTCATATTTTCGGACGGACGGAGGATGGAAAATCTGTCCACGTCGAAACACCGTTCGAGCCGTACTTTTTCGTCAAGGTACCGCCCGATCGTAGTCCAAAAGCGCTGGTCCAGGAAATAAACCCTTGGAGCTCAGCCGTCATTCGACGCAAAGATCTTTGGGGGTTTCGTAACAAGGAGGAGTATACGTTTCTGAAACTTGGGTTTCGGACGCTCGCTGAAATGAAAGAGTGTCGTCCTCGAGGACTCAAGGTGTACGAGAAGAACCTCGACCCAGTCTTGCGTTTCATGCATCGTTCAGAGATCAAGTCGACTGGGTGGGTCCAAGTACCAATGAACGCGAGCCCTGGACACGATTCATCATGCGACATTGATGTATGCGTGGCTGATTGGCGAACCCTAAAACCCATCGACCGCGACGACATTGCACCTCTGCGCATCGCAAGCCTCGATATTGAGTCGTACTCTGAATCGGGTGCGTTTCCAAACGCATTCAAGGAGAAGGACGTGTGTTTCCAGGTGGCTGTGACCACAAAAGCATTTGGGCATCAGGAGTACCTAGACCGCAAATGCTTTTGTGTGAAGCAGACGAGCGGACCAGAGTGCGAGTCGTTTGATACAGAGCGTGAGATGCTCGAGCGATTGGGTCGCTACCTCCGTGAACTCGACCCAGACATTGTGACGGGCTGGAACATCTTCGGCTTCGATTTGGAGTATCTGTACACGCGTGCAGTCGTCACGGGCGCTGGGCCAGATGCACACATGTGGGGTCGTCTGCGCGGTATTCCAAACGAACTTGTCGTGAAACACCTGGCATCGAATGCTCTAGGCTCGAATGACCTGAAGATGGTTCCTATGCTCGGGCGGTACGTATTTGACATGTTTCAGGATATCAAACGTGAACACAAATTGGAATCTTATTCACTGAACAACGTCTCGAAGGAGTTCCTCAAGGATCAGAAGATTGATATGCCCGTGAAGGAGATGTTTACCCGGTTTCGCGAGGGTGACGCAGACAAACTCGGCGAGGTGGCGGACTACTGTATCAAGGATACTGAACTTCCGCATCGCATCTCTGAAAAGTTGTGTCTGATTCAAAACTTGATCGAGATGGCCAAGGCGACGTGGGTGCCTTTGAGTTACCTGAGTGAGCGTGGTCAGCAAATCAAGGTGTTTTCACAGCTGGCACGCAAGGCGCGTGAGTTGGGATTTATGATTCCGACGATGTACTCTAAAGCTACGGGCGACGAGAAATACCAAGGGGCAACTGTTCTCGATGCTCAGACTGGTGCGTACTATGGTCCAATCACCGCCCTTGATTTTGCGAGTCTGTATCCAAGTATCATGCGTGCTCATAACTTGTGTTATTCAAGCCTGGTTATCGACCCCCGGTTTGCAAACGTCCCGGGAGTCGTCTACGAACAGTACGGGCCGTATCGTTTCGCACAGGCGCTTCGCGCGGAAGATGGAACCATGCTTCCGGTTCCCAGTCTCTTACCTGCCATTCTGAACGAGCTTGCCGCGTTTCGCAAAAAGGCGAAGAAACTGATGGCACAAGCAGAAGGAACACCTATGGAGGCGGTGTACAACGGTCAGCAGCTCGCGTACAAAATCAGTATGAATTCCATCTACGGATTCACGGGTGCTTCGAAGGGCATGCTTCCGTGCGTCGCCATCGCGTCGACGGTGACTATGCGTGGTCGACAGATGATTGACGAGACGAAGAACTACGTCGAGGAGCATTTCCCGGGTGCGAAGGTGAGGTATGGTGATTCCGTGATGCCTGGGACGCCCGTGATGATTCGCGAAGAAGGAATAATCAAAATGAAAACTATCGACGAACTCTATTCTCCAGATTGTTGGGAAGCGTATCCAGGATTTCTCAAAGAGGGTAAGAACAAAGAACAGCTTGCGGTCTATGACATAGAGGCATGGACGCATAATGGATGGCAGCCCATTAAACGGGTTGTACGACACAAATGTAACAAGAAGATATACCGTGTATTGACTCACACAGGTCTCGTAGACGTCACGGAGGACCACTCACTTTTGAGTCCGTCCATAGAACTTTTGAAGCCCAAGGATGTTCAGGTTGGACAGAAACTCTTTCACTCTTTCCCGGTGGATGTTTCTTCGTGGACTGGAAAACCAGATGGCTATGAATCTAGTTTCAACGGGGAATATGATCCATTTTTCAAGACGTTCGATAACGAAGAGACTATCAATAATAAATACCCTAAGCGTCAATGTTATACTCTAACTCAAAAAGATGCTCAGATAGTTTACATCAAACTCACCAAACTTGGTTATAATGTATCATTAAATTACAATCCATCAAACAATGCAACACAGTTGAATTGGACAAAGTCATCATTCCGCAAAAACCCAACCGCGATCAAAAAACTCGAGGTTCTTCACGAGTCTTGGGATGGTTACGTATATGATCTTGAGACAGAGGCTGGTACGTTTCAGGCTGGAGTTGGCCAGATGGTGGTGAAAAACACGGACTCAGTGATGGTTGAGTTTGACGTCCAAGGACGCAAGGGACAAGATGCGATTGACTATTCGTGGGAACAGGGTGAGTTGGCATCCGAGCAGTGTTCCAAGTTGTTCAAGGCACCGAATGATCTGGAGTTGGAAAAGGTGTACTGTCCATACTTTTTGTACAGCAAGAAGCGCTACGCGGCCAAGATGTACGAAAAGAAAGCGGGGAGAGATGGTGAACCATCTCGCGTTGTGTTCAAGAAAATCGATGTCAAGGGTCTGCAAGTGGTTCGGCGTGACACGTGTATGTATGTCCGCGGCGTCCTCAAGCACCTTTTGGATTTGGTACTTAATTCTGAAGACCCGCGACCTGCCATAGAATACGCACGGACATCTGCCAAGACGCTCCTCAAAGGCAAGGTGGACTCAAAGGAACTCATGATGTCGAAACAGCTCGGAGCAGACTACAAAACACGTGTACCACACGTCGAGGTCCGTGACAAGATTAAGAAGCGTTCACCAGGGTCAGAGCCTCAAAATGGCGATCGCGTCGCTTTTCTCATCACAAAGGTTCCTGGTTTACTGTGTGACAAGGCGGAAGACCCGTCGTGGGTCGTGGACAATAAAATTCCTCTTGATTACGTGTACTACTTTGAACATCAGCTAGTCAAGCCTGTGTGTGATTTGCTCGAGCCGTTGGTGGGTGCGAATCCATTCCAGACTATATTCAAGTCTGTGGATTTCCTGACGACACCCCCAATCTCAAACTATTTCATTCGAAAGTCTTAGGCGTAGAAGTTGTTGTTGTTGCGACGCGGGGAAGGGGTACGTCTGGTCACACCTCCGCGAGGACCGTTTACTCCCCTCATGCTCGCTCTAGCAGCTGCTGACATTCCACTTGCACGGGCATTTGCACGCCAGAGTGCAGTGCTTCTCGGGGCAACATAGTGTTCCGGTCCGTGACGGATACCGGCGCGAATGTTAGCGCCGTATGCACGCATATTGTTTGGACGTTTGAACATTGCCATGATGGCTCTGTGACCGATGTTTGTGTGGGGGTTTACAAGGTGCAGGCGGGTCAGCATACCACGAACGCGTGCCTGGATGAGACGAGCTGCCCGGGCTCGTCGAGTTGCAGCAGCCTGATTGGCATAATAGCGTGCAGCGGCCAGACGGCGCGCTGTTCTGGGGGAGTTTGGCATTTGATGTACACTGAGATAAAAGTTCCAAGCCATGAAAAACCATGGAACAACAGATTGCTCAGCTGATTGAGTCGGAGGTGGAACGCCGAGTCATCGAGCGCATGTCAACAGCTCTTGAAAAGATCAGTCGTACATTTGACATTTCTTTGCAACAGCTGCTCCGAACGGCGAGTGAAAACTCGACGAGTGCATGGAACGGAAACGTCTGCCACGGATTGAGCAAGTCGTCAAAGCAAAAGTGTAAGCGCGGTGTCAAGGATGGGTCAGGATATTGTCACTGTCACAAAGACCAAAAGCCGGTACAACGCGTAGTTGTACCGGCGAGGTCCCAGCTCTCATTGATGGCGCCCACGCCGGTACATACACACAGTTTGCCTCCGATGTTTCTCGCGGGATGTCCAGCATGTGAACGTGGAAAAAATTCTCGAATAGATATATAATGGATCCCAGACTCACAGTTGTACCAGGACTTGTATTCAATGGTATTGTTCTTTCATGGATTAACAAACTCGAAAAGAAATGTGAGTGCAGTGCAGACTGGCGTCGTGAGTACATCAAGTATTATGCGATTATACTTGTTGTATTTGGCGTAGTAAGAGCACTTATGCCAACTTTGGTAAAGAATGTACCTCTTATGATGATACTCGCATTGGCTGGTCTAGTGAACCTGGGTTCAATCCTTTCTTATATTCCGGACCTCAAGAAGAAGCAGTGTGAGTGTGCCATTGAGGATGACTGGCGTGACAACTTCATCTTCTGGTGGATTATCATCTCATTGGTATTGACAGTTCTGGGGAGTGGAGCTTTAGCTTTTATGATGACTCGTAAATAAGACTTAAAAATAAACGAGGCTAACTCGTTATGGCGACGCGGAGTGACCTCCTTCTCGAGGCACTCCGGCGATTTTTTGAAGTCCCGGAACACGCCCAACAACTCAAAGATATTCTAGAACACAGACGCGGAGTGTCTCTCAGGAACCTCGAATGGTTCGTGACAAACTATTCTCGTCAGACGAACGTGACATATACCACGGCCACGGGGCGTCAGTTTACGGTCCACGTGGCATACAAGTCATCACTTGATGGTTATTCGAAAAAGTTTTTTGATCCGTTTTGTCGTACGGAACGGATAGAGTTTCAAGGGTTTACGACGACGGTCGCTCAGTTGAATTTCATTCGTTGGTGCATAGTGAATGGTATAGTCGACTACATCACTGAGAAAGGAGTCTTGCATATCCGCCGGAAATTTGAAGAGGGACATATCCATAATAGTAAAGGTACATCGTATAAGACTTTTCAATCTGAGGTGAAAGAATCGGATCAAAAATCAGATCCAGATGCGTCGTCTGTGAGTTGAGTTTACTGAAATCGACGTATCCCTCTTGATTGTACTCTTTGGGATTGTCTCCGAAACAATACATGTATATACTCTTTGTAGGCACCGAAAGACCGTGGTCGAGAGCCTGTTTGTAGCTGTAGTAGAGGGCACCTGGAAAGTTTGAAAGAACATTCTGATTGTTGAGGTACAAGGTTGCTGATTGAATAATGTCCAAAAAATTAATTGTGACGCCGTTGAAGAACGTTACAGGTACAGCAGCTGGAATGTAATCCGTGCTGTACCCGTATTGATAACGCGACTTGTAGTATGCTGCATTTTGTTCATTCTCGTAATTTTGATTCCGTACGAACCAAGTAATCATAGACACTGGAAAATTTGCTGTTAAATTCATAGTCGACTTGCCTTTTGAGTATGGCTGACCAGCTTCTGCCCACACACGATTTACTTTATAGTTCAACTCACGGCTCTGGTAATAAATACGTTCACGTGGGCTCAGTGTTATCTCCTCGATGAGAACTTTCGGGTTGATGATGTCGATTGGTTGTCCACTTGCATCGGCCGGGGCATTCGTGATCCACGTCGAGTCGTGGAACGTGAATCGAATCGTGACTGTCTGTTTCAGGATAGCACACAACGGGAAGAATGGCTTTTCGAGCTTTTCACGTCCAATTTTACGATCGCTATGTCGCCGGCAAAAGAAAAAGTCCAATGGAATCATCATCTTAACAACGTCCGTCGCTGGAACGACGTTCGATTCACTCTGCCCGAGACTCGTCGCTTGGTACATGGCGAGCTTCTCGTCCGCGTCAAGGAACAACTGATCACGAAGAATGTACCAATCATCCGTCAATGTTTCGATGGGTTGACCGTCAATCAGAAACTCCGCCTTCTTTATAATTGCACGTCCAACAAGTGGCGTGTAGTCGTACCCTGCAGGCAAAGCTGGAAGAGACACCGACAGATACATGTTCGACAAGAGATCGCCCGATTCACGTGGATGAATGTCAACCGTAAATGTTCGCGTCGACTTGAGAAACTTTTCATTTCCGGACTTTAGCGGAAGAAGAAAACGCTGTGTGATTGCAAACGGTGTATGCTGAATTATTTTTGGCATCCAGAGTGACTCGCCTCCGTACATGTATTTTTCCTGTGCACCGATGGCTGCGAGTGCTGTGAGCGCACCGGTTCCAAACCCACGTCCAGCCATTTCGATGAGCGCGTCACGAGGCGCTGGGACGTCTGTCCATACGTTTGAATTGAGGTCACGTAGGTCCGCGGTTTGGCCCTTTATCGCACTGGCATCGAATATTTTCGGGTCATACAACGAGTAGTACTTACTTTCGATTGTTGCGTTTGGTCGATTGAATGTCAAGAGGACGTTGGAACTCGGCAAAGGTATAAACTGCGCTTGGTCTGTCACGACATCGAGTCTGTAGATATACTTTTGTTCCTTTGTTATCGTGTCCGACAGAACATTCGCCGTCCCTGGTTCTGAAACAAACTTCGTCACTGTTATATTCCCTGAAACGTCGACGAGGAGCATACTCGGATCACTGAACCCCGTCACTTTCCATTTTTTTTGTGGTCTCGGACCCGTGAACTGATCGACGATGTAGACACTGAATGTATTTCCGGACACGAGCGGACCACGGAATCCGTGGGCGGTCGTTTTTGTCTCCACCTTTTCAAACTCAAAGGTCAATTGAAGTATCGAACTCGGTGCAACTGGAACGGTACCTTCCCCTAGGATTGTCGCAGTCACCAAAGCCACGTACGGAAACGAAATTGAAGGTGGACCGGGGTTGATGATGACATCACCATAGACGTTGGATGTATACGTCTGAACAATGACTCGTCTCTGAATCCCCGCCAAGCCCGTGATTGTCATACCTGGAAGAATGGGTGCATTCTGTGTCAGGTACACTGAAAGAATGTTTGACGTCAAAGACGGTCCGTAAAAACCAGGAACCGTCAGGCTCGTAGGAGCTGGAGCAGTAGGCGCAGTCACAGTGGCGGGTGGTCCTGGTGGAGTCACCGTGACGGGTTGCCTCAGTGGAATCAATAACTCACGGTACAACGCGAGAATCTGTTCTCGTGTAGGGGTGCCTGGAAGTCTGTACTCAATGTACTCCGGTGGAATTTGTAAAATCCGGTTCGTCAGTAGAATTTGTTCACTGGGTGATGCATTCGGTGGGATGAGTTCACGAATCAACTCTTCCGTGTTCATCCTCTACAAAGACTCAAGATCTTGTTTCCACAGGTTCGACACGGTCATCGCCTCGAGTGCGACAAGCTCGCTCTGGAGGTTTTTTACCAATGTCAACGCCTTACTGATTTCCTCTGCGGTATACTGATACGTCCGGACCGAAACCAGCAACTCGTGTGGAAATCCGAGACGGGTCATGTCTGCTTCAATGTCTGTTCGGGTCCGTCGGAAAATCTCGAGACGTCCGTGTGCCACCTCAGTGATGAAACGCGCCCGTATCGTGTTTTCATTCACCTGACGTTTGAGCTCCTTGACCAGGTACGCCTTTCGTCTCTTGTACAGTGCGAGACGCATCTCGAGGTAGTCGACCAAAATCTCCTCTGGACTCGCATACTTTTTCACAGCACCATTCTGACCAATGAGATACATATTGCTCGTGTGAATCGTTTTTACCAACCCAAGTTGCTTGTGGTCGTCGACATCAGTCCACACGAAAAAGTCCGCCTTGTTCTCAGTCGAATGATTCTCGTACTTGACCTCGAGCCCATCCAGAAACTCTTTGTAATCCTGGATCCATTTGCCTGGAGGTAGCTCAGTCACGTGAATACGAGGTCCTTGACGCTCAAATGTCCCCGTCAGAGTCCACGTGTGTTCGCCCGTCTTTTCCACGGTTCCAGTAAACCCCCTGAAGTGCGGCTTCATCGCCTCCATAGCCGTGCCACGAAGTGCGTGCTGGATGTTCTTCGTGACCACCTTGGGGTCGTACGGCGGAACGTACGACGAAAAGCCCGTTCCGATACCTTCTGCACCGTTGACGAGTACCATCGGCACGATAGGCAGATAGTATGTCGGTTCGACATTCTGACCATCCTCTGACACGTACTTGAGTACTGGGTCATCACGCTGGTCGAAAATCCGACGCGTCTTTTCAGCCAATCGCGTGAAAATGTAACGAGGGCTCGCAGCATCCTTCCCACCCATCAGACGTGTTCCAAACTGACCGCTCGGCTCGAGCAGATTGACGTTGTTTGACCCGACAAAATTCTGAGCCAAGCCGATGATAGTCCCTTGGAGAGACGCCTCACCGTGATGGTACGCCGTGTGTTCGGCGACGTACCCGCTCAACTGCGCCACCTTGGCATCCTTGACCAGGTTACGTTTCATACATGCGTAAATCACTTTGCGTTGACTCGGCTTGAGTCCGTCCCCTACGTGCGGAATCGAACGCTTAATGTCCTCGACTGAAAAGTTGGCCAAGTCCTTGTGGACGAAATCAGTCACTGTGAGAGACTTTACACTCCCGTACTCTACACCCGGCGGCGTGGTCGCCATGTGTTCTACGAGCCATCCTTTCCGTGCATCCGCCATAGCCTTGGAAAATGCAAGCGTCATCGACTCACCCGTTCGCGTATCCGGTGTAAACTTGACCGTCAGATGATCAATCATCTTGAAGTACTCCTTCGCCTCTGCTGAGGTGGATGTTCCCAGACCCTTGTAGTACTTGACGTTTCCGGAGGAAACCGCATCGGCCCGGTTCCGAAACGCCTCCTCAGTGAAGAACCACTCCTTGCCCGCTTTGATCACCGGCGTCACCATCGCCACCAGGAATCCCAGGTCAATCAGACTCGGCCAAAAGTGATGAATCATGTTGAGCACCAGACCCTTGATGTGACTCCCATCCAGGTCGGCGTCAGTCATGATCATCAAACGGCCGTATCGAAGTTCTCGCAGTGAAGTATACACCTTTCCATGCTGAAGACCCAAAATCTTTTTGAGGTTCGAAAACTCTTCATTCTCGGTGAGTTGTTTTACGCTAGCGTCCCGAACGTTCCGAGGTTTCCCCCGGAGCGGGAAGACGCCGTATGCGTTGCGGCCTACGACGCTCAGTCCCGCGACCGCGAGCGTCTTGGCTGAATCACCCTCAGTCACGATGAGGGTACACTCGTGACTCTTTGCCGTTCCGGCCCAGTTGGCATCATCCAGTTTGGGAACGCCCGTAATCTTATTCTTCTTGGCACCGTCCGTCTTTTTGAGTTCCTTCTCCGTCTTGGAAACTGCAAGTGCCGTCAGTTCATCACCTACACCAGATGCTAGTACGTCCTTGATGAACTTTGGCTTGAAATCATACTCAGTGGTCACCTTGGATGTACACTCCGTCTTGGTCTGACTCGAAAATGTCGGGTTGATGATCGTCGAGCGCATCATCACAAACAGAGACGCCTTGATTTGAGCCGGCCGGATACCTGTCGCCAACTTGGGTACGAGCTGATTCACAAACCGGTCAACGTGTGTCCCACCCTGCGTCGTCGAAATACCATTCACAAACGAAATGTGCTGAAACGAGCCCGTCGTCGAATGTCCGACGACAATGTCGCTCCCGAGCGTCGCCAGGGGTACATCTCCAAAGTGCCGGCGAGCATAGTCCTCGAGACTCTTCACCTCGAGGCGCGTTCCGTTCAGGTAAATGTGACACTTGGGACAACATGCCGCCGCGTCCCATACGCGTTTTGTGAGAACCTTCACGAGGTCTGGGAGTTGTGCCGACCCACCTTCAAAACGGGACCAGTCAGGTTGAAACTCAATGTCGACGTACCCACCCTTTGTCGCCAACTGCGTGATTACTGGCGGCTCACACACCGTCATGTTCTTCGACCATTTTTGCACGTACTTTTGATTCTTGTGTAGGATCCGAACCGTGAATTTGGACGAATAGACGTTGGTCAACTTGGCACCGTAGCCGTTTCGACCACCCGTCGTACGCTCCTGTGTGTCATCATAGTTTGAGCTGGTGAGTAAGTGACCAAAGATGAGCTCGGGAAGTTGAACGCCCGTCTCAGCGTGCACGCCATTCGGAATACCGTCGCCGTTGTTCCGAACGGAAAACACTTCACCCTGGAAAGTCACATCGACGCGTGTCGTCTTTTTCGGGTTGAGCGAGTGTTGGTCGATGGCATTGACGAGTACCTCGTCAAAGATTTTCACAAGTCCAGGTGACACATAGACGTTGGCCCGTTTGAAATCAACCCACGTCTCGACCGTTTCACGGGCCAAAGACCCGACATACGAGTCCGGCCGCGCGAGAATGTGTTCTACGTGGGTGAGTTTACGATACATGACAGAACAAGATGCGGTGTTTTTAGGCTCGCAAATGCAACCGTCGGACTTTCCACGGAAAGGACTTAAACACAACGTGCCATTGAAAGATAAATGACGCAGTCCATCCAGTTCCTCATCCAGAAGCTTGCTGTTCTCAAGACTAACACCAAGGAGACGAACGAGGAGCTGAAGCTGGCCCTCGAGGAAACTGACGTCTACCGCGACATTCTGCAGGCGTCCATGGAGGACAAGCGGTACAATGTCACGGAGAAGATTGCCAAGGTGCACGCCCACAAGGTGGCCCTCAAGCACTTTACCCCTGAACCTAAGGAGGACGAGTGAGTGTAAAATAAATGGACAACAAAGATTTGTTGGACAACAAAGATTTGTTGGACAACGGCACGCCGTTGGACTGCAACGATGAGATTAAGGCTTTGATAGCTGAACGAATGGAAAAAGGTAAAAAGGCGTACGGCCACGGCTTGTTGCAGAATTCAGGGTATGACTGGGTTCAAGAGGCGCTTGAGGAGGCTCTCGACCTGTCAATTTACCTGTCTGCAAAGCTTATAGAGATTAAAGCTCATACATCTAAGGATGTATGATTTCTTTGTAGGTTTAGCGTTTGGTTTTTTGTTTACACGTGTGTTGTCAAAAAAGAAGAGTAAGAAGGATGAGAGCACGCAAGTGGATTTTGTTAACGTAACAATGCCTATTCCCATTCCCAAAAAAAGTTTTGTTCCAGGCGTGCTTGCCAACTTTTGGGGAAAAGATTCTTGAGTCCTAATAAGTATGAAGGCTGTGATTCGCGTCAGTCGCGCAACTCCACCGCACAAATGGCGTGCGACATTTCCGGATGGAAAAACAGTCAGCTTTGGTCTCCGTGGATATTCGGATTACACTATCCACAAAGACCATGAACGTATGTTGCGTTATCTGACGCGTCATGTCAAGCGAGAAAATTGGAGTCCATCAGGTCGCTTTAAGCCGGGGTTCTGGTCTCGATGGCTCTTGTGGTCCAAACCAAGTCTACGCGGCTCAGCCCGTGAGACGGAACGTGTCCTAGGAAAAAAATATCGTATCATTATAACATGAACCTTTCACGTAGTTTTAGAAACTATGAAGAATCTCGGCGTCACATGCCTCGTAACAATAATGCGCATCGCGCTGCGCTCGTTCACCAGGTTATACATATTATTCGTCCCACTGGTCTCGGTCCTTTTGAATTCGAACGCCGATATCAGCAATGGCTTCGAAACCGCAGAGCTCGGCTCAATCACGCCGTCAACCGAATGCGCACAGCCAGAACCGCACGCAGAACCCGAGCCATGCGCGGTCAACTTGGTTCAGTAAGGGTTCAAACTGGGTCTAGATCAGTAAACGGCCTTCCATTGGGTGTAAGAAACATGATTGCGTCGTTTATGCGTCGTGGTTAATTTCTTCTAAGTAAATAGATGTGGCCAACAGCACTATGTTGTCCCCAAGACGTTCTTTATGTCGTCCTTCCATACTTTAATTACTGTGGATTCAAACGACGTCAAGAATTGTTCATCAAGTTTGTGCATGAGATTAAGAATGTCAAGGGGATTCGTATCGTCGTATCTGAACTCACAGGGCCAGCGCCACTCCCCAAACTTCCAGTGTGGAAGCACGTCAAAAACAGGTCAGACACTCCTGTGTGGATGAAGGAGAAGCTGGTCAATGTGGGTATCAAAAACCTTCCAGACGACTGGAAATACGTTGCGTGGATTGATGCCGACATTACGTTCCTGAACCCTGATTGGGTCCAGGATACCATCGAGGCACTCCAGACGAATGACATTGTTCAGATGTTTCGGACAGCTGTGAACCTCGGGCCGAACAACGAAGCCATAAAGATTGACAAGGGGTTCGGGTACATGCACGCGGACAGCGGAACACCCTACGTCAAGACGGACAAGTACGGGCATTGGCACCCTGGATACGCATGGGCCTGTACGCGCAAAGCGTTTCGGACAATGGGAAACTCGCTTTTGGACTGGGCCATTCTCGGTTCGGGTGACAGACACATGGCGATGGCGTGGATCGGACGTGTTTTAGACAGTTGTCCTGGGAACATTCACATGAATTACAAGATTATGCTCATGGAGTACCAACACAAGTGTCAAAATTTCAGCGTCTCGTACGTCCCAGGGACGATTCTTCATCATTGGCACGGTCGCTTCGAGGACCGTAAATACAGAGAGCGTTGGGACGTTCTCGTACGACACGCATTTGACCCCATCGCAGACGTCACGATGAGTCTTCGATTGACACCCGCCGGTCAACGTATGGAGAAGGACTTGAAGGCGTACTTTGAAGGGCGCAGGGAGGATTCAGTCTAGTCAACATCGAGGTCTAGTAAAATTTGTTTCTCAAATTTTATCACCATACGCACGGTACGTATCAAGTGTTCCACCTTTTCGTAGTACTCTTTGGCAACCTCTGGGTCTCGTCCGAGTTCTTGTCGGGTCAGGGTAATCATACGAGCTGTGGCATCGACGAGGTCATTTTTGGTCAACGTCACGTCGTTGAACAACAATAACATTCTCTCGTTGTTCGGGTCCGTGATTTTTTAATACTATAATATTTATTGAACGTCTTGGATCCACTTATCGACTGAATTGACGTACAGCAGCAACTCCCATATGGAACTGACCTGGGGACACCACAGACGGTCCTCTTTCGGACCCTCGTTGAAATACACAGAGTGCCAATTAGGCAACCAACGTGCACTTGCCAGGTTTTTCAACGAGTCATCCACGTAAATGTGCGTCATGTGTTTTGGAAACTGCGCGTATCGAGAAGCTGAAGGCTTGAATTCACTTCCGGCACAATCAATCAACACGTTGTCGCCGATCGCACGAGCAACGGGCCCCGCCCATGCAATAGGACTGTTTGTGAACAGCGTCACCTTCCAGTCCTTCTCAGTCAACTCGTGGAGTTCCTTCGCCTCCCGTTGAAACTCCGTGCCGTAGATAACCTCTGTCAGGTGTTCAATGAGTCGCTTGTCGTACACCTTTTCATTGAAATCACTCGTATCCATCTTAAACGACTTGCTGAGACCTCGAGCAGTGTGTCCGTGTGCGAGGTACATCACGCTGTTCACGACACTCGGATTCTTACACTCGGGCATCTTTGCGGCGACGTACCTGACGCAATTGTCCTTGACATGTTCCATGAGCAGACGGTCACGTACGATAACACCATCAATGTCTAAAAGAAGCGACTTGTACATTTGTTACAACGCGCCTTCAACTTTTAAGTGATACTAGCGCCGAGCCGCCTTACGTTTGCGGAAAGCGGCGAGGAGGGCGCGCGCGACCGCCTGTTTGTTCCGGTTGTTCGGAACGTACGGCCGACCCTGGTTATGTTCCAGTGCCCATACACCATATGTGTGTTTGGACTTTTTGGACAGAACGCCGCGGGTCGTCCGACCGGCGAAATTACGAATGTGTTGACCCATGCGATGATGCGTCATGGTTCGGCTGTTGACACCAACGGTCGGGTGTAGACCAATACGATTTTCGGGGAACATCTGGTTGCGCCACTGGTACGCATTGATGTATTTAAACATTGGATCGTTGGCCCGTTTGAGTGCGCGCTTCTGAACCTCGGCACGCTGAGCCGCCGGAATCTTACGCTGTATAACACCCGACGCGTTGATTTTGTTACGCATCGCTTTGCTCGTCAGACGCAGACGATACAGATTTGCGAGATTCATCGTGTTGAGCAGTCTGTTCATGTGTCCGATGTTACCCTCGAGCGTATGCGGCAGGGGTTTGCTCGCGGAACGTTTACCTTTACGGTTATAGTTTGCGCGTGCATTCTCAAAGGCCTTATTGTTATTATAGTTTTCGCGTTTCGGAGATGGCATGGTCTTACTCTTGGCTGAGGTTTTTTTAGGACCCCCATATTCATACTGCGTAGTCATTTATGAGGTGCATGTACCGTCGGTAGGCCTGGTCGGCCCCTCCACGGACATTCGGAAATTCCAGGGTTTTCGACGTGGAAAAGCGGGTACCAATTGCCTCGATGACCGATGGGTCAGTCTTTCGCAAAATAAGAAAGAAAAAGGCCATAACAGTGTTTTTTGAATTCGCTCGCGAAATTCCTCCCATATTGTGCATCATATCGATGGTATCCTTGGCGGCTTTCGAAAACTCCTCAGCCTTATTCTCACCCACCACTTCATCCAAGTCGACCCATTCGATAAGTTCGGAGTTTAGAACATCCTTGGTCGATTCTGGTGCCTTGATGAAATGATATGCCATACACGTAAATACCTGAAGATATGCGTAGCGGTCAGTTTTTACTGGCTTCCAGATGCGTTGCCATTCGCACTTATCCATTACGCGGATGATGAGCTTCATTAGGTTATTTTTACATTTGTACGAGTTAAGGACCTCGCCGATGCGAGTACACGATGCCTTTTGCACATCGGCGAAAAAGTCGGCCCGCATCTTCTCATCCATAGTGAATTCGTACGTTGTCACGGGAAGTTTCATATGCAGAAACTCACTCTGGTACTTCTCCGGCCACTGGCGGAAGTACTTGTTGTCACATTCCGAAAGCATGTCATTTACAGACCGGTCGGGGTGAGGAAAACTTTTTGTATTTTTGAAGGCAAATTCGTCATTCAGAAGACGGATGAATGCACTCGACCGCTGCTTTCCATCGAGACTCTCATAATAGGAGAGGCCGTTAGCATCACGAACCCTGTGATAGATAACAGGGTTCATCTGATTATGAAAAATGAAATGGCATATGAGAGCATTGGCCCAGTCATAGCTGGTGATGAATTCACGCTGGTGCTCCGGATGAATGTCAAAGCAACCCGGTGTGATGGGATCAGACTCGAGTTTCCGGAGGTATTCCGAGTAAGTCTTGACAGAGTAGGAGGACGTGTTAACCGCCATTGTGAGATGTTCTAAACTTGTCGTGGACGTGTTGTGCCATGGACACGACACACTTTTTTCGGAATGCGTCGGCGTTTTACACATTTTTTCTCGCCCACCATTAGAAAATGAACATCTGTCCGACGACGTTTGGTCCATACTTTTGGTCAGTGATTCACATGGCATGTCTCAGTGCAGGCAGAGACGTGTCAGATGAAAAGGCGGGTGCTTTGACCCAGTTTTTTGATTCAATGCCCAGCATTCTGCCGTGTAAGCAGTGTGGCAAACACCTCCGTGAAAACCTGGCGCTTCTCCCGTTTGACCGCAGCGATCCGTTCCGTTGGTCTGTCGAACTGCACAACTTGGTCAACTCCCAGCTCAACAAGTCTGAAATTGAGTACGACCAGGCGCTTCGGTACTGGTCCACCAAGTGTTCAGGCGGTCCGTCGAAACAAAACTGGGTCGTCGCATTCCTGGTTTGCGTCATCGTGTTTATGGTACTGTTCACCTTCTCGAAGCGTTGATTCCCAATATTCTATGAAGATTTGCAGTCGCAGCAGCATTCACGCGTCGTGGGGCAAATGCAGGGGCGTTAAATCTTAATGGTGTTCTTCTAGCAGTCGCAGCAGCTGTTCTTGCTGCGCTGGCTTGTCTTCGTGCAAGCATACCTCTGGCTACACTCTGAATATGTGTTGCCGCTCTGGTACGCCGCGCACCCGTGGCGCGCGCGGCGTTCGTGGCGTTCTGTGTGATTTTTCTTTGTATTTCGTGAAATCTCTGTAATTTTTGTCGCGTATTAGATTGTGATACACCACGAGAACCAAGTGTATATATTCTGTAAAACTGGTTAAACTTCTGAACAAGATTACGATTCACCGGAGGATGACGAGCACCATTGGCAATTTGTTTTTTGTTGTAATAAGTTCTTCTCGGGTTCGCTCTGTTCCCCAAAAGCCCCAAGAGGTTGGCGTAGCGTTTGTAATGACGCCAATGAGTCATCTGACTATCTGGTATACGGGTTAGATTGGTACTGTTCAAATATGGATAATTTTGGCGTTTCGCAAAGTCGCGTATATAAGGCTTAATATTTTTGTATCTGTTTCGTACAGTTCCGCGAAGCATAGTAGCTGCTTTTTTGATATTTCCTCCAGACAATTTGACAAGTCTCTCTAATTTTACATTGCTGGGAGTAGCTTGACCTTGTAGTACGGTGTTAAAGTAAAACATATTAGGACTCAGTGTTAACGCAGGGATGGTGTGATTCGTTGAGTTATAAAAATGATACAATGCGTGACGATTTCTACCATTTCCGGGGCGACGCTGCAGACTGTATACAGTGGGCATTACATGATATAAAGATTTTATTTCCATGTAACGTAATGGCAATGTGTTTCCTGTATCGTCGTGCGTGCGACAACATGCTGATGCTCCACGATCCGAAGGAGTGTCGGGATTGGGGAACACCCGATTACCAGTTTTACGAGTTCAACGATCGAAACATTCGCGAGGTGATGTGTAAGGACCGAGCTGAGGGACCTGAACGCATCCCACTTCATCTCGGAAATTTCGTCCGCGATTATATCGAGCGAAATGCAACTCAGGAACATATGAAGATTATCGAACGCGGTGATTACACTGAAACGGATCGCCTGATCCGAGATGCTCTGCGTGTTTACGCGTCCATAGATTCCATTGACCGATTCAAGCTTCACAAGAAGGAGCTGAACCGTCTTCGGAGTGAACTACGTCGTGAGCAGGCGTGGTCTGTGTACTAACGACGAAGATTCTGGTCCGGATCTGGACGGGTCGCATACCACGACTTGGGTGCCTTTTTCTTTGAAACCAAAATGAACTTGTACACACGGGCTATCGCCCATTGAGACGCAGTTACACCCGGGCGACTACCACCCGTCTTCCACGCTTTAAGTCCTCTGTCGTACACGGTGTTTAGGCTTGATTTCGAAATTCCAGTCTTTTTCGAAATCAAAGCTTTGTTGAATTTGAGTCCCGGGTACATGCGATGAAACTGCAGAGTCCAATGAGACTTGCGTTTGGTTGCACCGACGTCTGATTTACCGAGTCTGAGTTTCGAGTACGGTACACGGCGTCGTTTCAAGAGTTCTTTTTTACGCGTGGCTTTCATAGAGGGACTGAGCCCTGCAAAATATCGCGTCGGCCAAGTTTTCATTATGGTCGGTACATATTTTATTTTCTGTTCATACATTATGAATCCCGAAACGCGCCGTAGTGTTATCAAGGCGTTTTACGAATACGACAGGATCGATAAAGAACTCGATGCGCTCGATCGTAAAATCGACGCACTCGGCGTATCGAATAATTTTACAAATGCAAACAAGGTGGAATATGCCCGACTTATGAATCGGCACAATCCACTGAGTACTAAAAAACTGCAACTCTTTAAAAAAATACGCAGGTACAAATTTGAAAATGTTGTTCGGGACGAAGCTCAATGGCTCCGTCGATCTAAACTGGTTAAAAGATTTTTGCCTAATATAAAGAGAAAATTTCGTAACATGGGTACGAATCCAAATTCACTCACATCAGCCAGACGCACAAATCTTATCGGGACATTCCACGAGATTGCCAAGGCGAACAAGGCGATTGCGAAAATTTCTAATATCATCGAAGGCGAAAACAGTAGTATACCGGCTGGCTACAGACGCATGGGTCGACTCTACGCCCAACTTAATCGACTGACCGACAAACGATATAACCTTGCACAAAAAACCAGCGGACATTCATTCCCGCGATTGGTCAAAAGTGAGGCGGCATGGCGCGCCCGGGCACCATTGGCGCACGCGACCGGTATGTGGTGGCACGTACGGACCCAGGCTAAGAAATGGCACAGATCGCCGGTGGCAAAAAAATCACCCGTCGTCCAAACTTTGCCACCTCCGCCGCCTCTGCCGCCCCGCCGAGCCCACACGCCGAGACGCCCCACGCCTCATCGCGTCCCGACCGGGCCTGCGCACGCAGCAATCACGTGGACCCGTAGCCCGGGTGGTAAAATTAATGTCCACAGGACACTTGCGAATATAAATCGGAGTTTGTCCAATGCGAACCTGGCCAGACTGTCAAAGATGGCAAACGAAAACGAAAATGCGTTCAAAAATTATGTCCGGGCACTCGCGCGCGCAAATAAGTAGGTTTTGTCCGCGGCGTCGTTTCAAGAGTTCTTTTTTACGCGTAGATTTCATAGAAGGGCTCAGACCCGAAAAGTACCTCACGGGCCACTTCATTTACTATAGGCTTTCAAAAAAAATATTATACACTAATATCAAATGAATAATCGCAGGCAACTCTTCCTCGCAATTGAACGAGGGAATGTGAATACGGTCCGTAATCTTTTGAACCATGTAAACATAAATGAAAGAGACGCTTACAGACGTACTCCGCTTGGACGAGCTATAGCCATGGGTCGCGTGAATGTCGTGCGTCTGTTGCTTCAGAAAGGTGCACGGGTCTACAACAACAACCTTGGTTTTATTGTTCGATACATGAACAACGAGAATTATACTGCGAATAACCGAACGCTGAAAAACCTCATCTCACGTGCCCTCGGGCGTCAGGCGCGCCATCGGGTCGTGGTGGCCTCTTTGCGTGAAGGTATGCGTCGGAGACGAAGAGCTGCAACAACCATTCAAAGACACGTGCGAGGCACGCAGCTACGCGCTCGAGCCGGGTGGCATAATCCACACACACCGGTAGGATATCTCGCTCTCATGAAACGCGTAAAAAGAAATATGAGCTAAAACAATTTCATCTGCGGAGGCTGTGGAGGTCTTGGAGCCATCACCTCGATAATTTTCTCCTGGAGCGGCTTGATGACCCGTACGTATCCCACGTAGACAAGAATTAGACAGATGACCAAAATCAAAATGACCCAACGTCCCCACGCCTGTTTCTCAGGTGGGGGTTTCGGCGGCGGCGGGGCATGCTGCAGCGCATCGACAATTCGGTCGAGTTCAACGTCACGCAGAGGTGGAGGTGGTGGGTCAGGTTTGACAAAGATGCATTTGAAACGCAGCGTGAATGCGTTGTTTTCAAACCCGTTGAAATTCAGCAATTTGCCGCTCTTGTCGATCCAACGAACTGTTAATCTGTCAAGTTTCACAATGGGGTAATCGTACTCGACGTATTGTTTGTAGTCACTCGTCTCCTTGAAATTTTTTATAGACCCTCCTTGTACATCCATGGGAATCATACCGAACGAACTTCGTATGGATGAACCTTCTGTCGTACCATTCACGAGTTTTTTAGCATCGAGGACACTCGTCGTACGAAACTCTTGAATGTCCAGAAACACATATTCGTTGACTGCCAAGTCTATGATGCTCGTCGACTTTGCAATCTGGAGCGTCCCGTACGTCGGGTCGTTCGCATAGATGGGATTGGTCGACGCAGCGTCAGACGTGACACTTGTCAACCCGAGCATTTTTTTCGCCTCGGTCGTCAGTGCGTTGAACGTGAATGAGCTCGTATTCGAAAAGAAGTATTTGCCTTCGTCACACACAAACTCGATGGTGATTACATCCCCACCAGATGCGTTCATGATGGCATTCGCAAGCCCGTTGGCGGAGTAGTATCCAGGTGGGATGGATACGTTTGTACTGTTGATGCTCACAAAGTTGTTTCCGTCAGTCACGTTGTACATTGTGTTTGGAACCTTGGCGGCGACGAGGTCGATCCGGGCGATGTTCTTTATCGGGTTTGTCAAATGGAGCGTGTATTCGCTTCCTGATGGGTAGATTGTCACGTCCCTGTTTGTAGAATCAGCATACGCGTACTTTATGACTTGTGAATCGTCCATCTATTACTGTGACTTGTGATTTTATTTTATTGATAAATACTATATGAATACCGGTCAGAAAAATTCACAGGGGCGTACGATCTACCGCGGTCCACGCGGCGGAGAATACGTTCTCGGTCCAGCCGGTCAGAAGATCAGATCGTTCTCGAGGTCTCTCGTCGCGGCCGCGCCTGCGTTATCTGCGGCTCTCACAAACGCCAAGGCTCACATGAACACACTCAAGACTATGAAGGCGCGTAAAAACTACCTTCGGACACGAGCTATCAACATGACACTCGAAAATTGGAAAGTGCTCAGTGTGCACAAAAACACACTGAACCACGCGTCTCGTGCGGCCCGTGCGGCCCGTGCGGGAGGTGGGGCTTCTGCTCCCGTGGCCGCGCCGCCCGTGCCACCGGCTGTTGCCAAAAAGCTCGCCAAGATGCTTAAACTCACAAACAACGAGTACATCAACAGATACGGTATGTTGCACAACAGTCAGGCACGCTTGAAATTGAATGAGACACATCGAAAATACAACAACGCCAAAACACGCGCATTCAACAAGGACCCGAAATTCCTCGTTAAACATCAAATCCCTTACATATACAATGGCACACCAAATCAGGCTTTCATGACGAAACTGAAACTGACAAATTCAAAGGTTGTTCGGTCGGGTACGACGTTTAACGGACGAAATACCGGTGTAAACAAAAAGGTTTACTTTAACAAAAAAGGAGACTTGTACTACATTTCCCTGAATGGTAAAAAGCACCGAGTCGATGACCATCGCATACAACAACATTTTTGGTTGAGGGACCCAAAAGAATTTCGGAACCTCAAAAGATCCGTCGGCGCATACAATCCCAATTACCCTATTAGCGCAATCCCACCAGCCTCACCCGTGGCACCCATGGCGACGAGAAGATCTTCACCGCAACTTTTGGAAAACATGATGAACCGGATTTACAACGGCGGTCGTGGATCGAACATCAACGCGAGTATGTACACGAACGCGGAACGTAACGTGCTCGTCAGACGTCTCGGTGGGTCGGTTGCATACTTCAAACAAATGCGGAACGCCAAAAAGGCGGAGGCTGCAAAACACCGTGAGAACCTGCGAGCCACTGGTCTGTCAAATGCGAACAAACAGGCACTTCGGACCCGGGCTGCAGCGGCGAACGAGCGCGTCGGCTACTTTGACGATGCCGTCCGTGCATACACGCGCGGTCTACGCGCCGTCAAACCCCTGACGGGTGCCGTAACCCCACGGGCGCGCGCCATGCCGAACACACCCAACAGGTCCACGCCCGCACCGGCAAACGTCGAAAACAACGTCATCTACATGCCCCTGAACAAGCCTCACCTGGTGGTCAAGGTTCCTGGCGCCGGTACAATTTACCTGAACCCGAACACGTTCCGCGGGTTCATGAAGAATTCAGCGCGAGTCAACATCGCCCCGGCGAACGTCCGGAACTGGCTCCGTATGGCCAGACGCAACTTCCCCAACGAGCCGCTGTTCCGCCATCCGCTCGCCGCCAAGAATGTGACTGCGAGCCACATTCGTTTCTCGCGGGCTTGAGTCCAACGGACCCTTCATAGGAGTTCCTGCCAACTCAGAAGAACATCAGCATCGACGGTTGCCTGTGAAGTGTTGTTGAAAAATGCAAGCGTAAATATATCGCTCGTCTGCGTGAATGAATTCCGGCCAATCTGTGAAAAGTACTGACCGAGCTCGAAGACAGCCAATCCAGAGGTTTTCCCCTGCGCCGCAACCAGACCTGATGCCACCTGTTGACACGTCGTTGCTGAAAAGGCTGTCGCCGACTTGTCCACAAGGATGCTCGTGCTCGGTGGCGCCGCCAAAAAGTTCTCACCCGTCAGGTTGGCCGCTGTGACATTACTCCACAGAGCCCATTGTACGATGTCATCCGTCGACTTTATCACCACCTCGACCTGCTTGATGGCGCATACCGAGTCGAGGCGATTGGATGCGAGTTGGACTGATATGACTGGAACCCAGGTTCCAGCGCCCACGGTCGCGCTGAACGTAGCCAAGTTCGAATACAGTGTGAGGGGTGCGTTCGACCCACCTTCTGACATGACGGTCGAGCAAATCTGCGTCAGGTTCGAGGTTGCCGGCGCCGCTCCGTTCAGAGTCTGGATCTCGTACCGGACAGGCAAACACGCGGTTGTTATGTACGCCCCTGCGACCATGTTGGCGTGATGGAACGTATGGCACAGGATGAAAAGACCGTTGATGACGAACCCCATGCGAACCGAGCCGACGCCGAGCCATTCCATATCGATCCAGAGAATTTGGGATTTTGTAATGTCCAGCGTCAGACCGGATGGACCAGACCCGAGGAGCTTATCGCCGTTCCAATTGACCTGCGCCACGTTTGAAAGCGTAACGGTTCCGGTGACGTTCGAGCGCTGGACGAGCTCGAGTCCGTTCGCCAACTCGACGTAAAAGCCGTTCTCCGCACCGAAGTAGCCGACGCGCTGACGGGTATTCCCTGGAGAGGCTGGCGCCATCGTGAATGTCATCAGCGTAAGGAGGGATTTACCAGGTTGATATCTGAACGTATACGCAGACTCGCGCGCCGCAAATGAACCAGTCGTATTGGTCACTGTGAGATTTGCAGAACTCTGGGTCGGTATGAAGGTCACCGAGCCACCCGATGCGACGTTCGACCGGAACGACGCGTCAAGGCCGAACCGCTGCTGAGAATCAAAGAGCGTGAAAGGATTACTGACCCGGAGACGGCCGAACGCGTCGAGTTGGGGTGTCGCCTTGAGGGTCACGTCAGAGTTGAATAGGTATACCATCCTAATATATACTCCAGAAACTTCCTGTCCACAAAACACCCACTGCACCGTAGTTTAGGGCAATGATGAACGCCGTCTGTCCGTCTACGAGATCAGACCCGGACGTTTCGACCGTTATGCTGTACAGCGCACTCACATTAATGAGACCAGACTCGTCTTTCACGACGTACGTCTTGCCCTGAACAACACTTGTCCCGAGTGGCAGAGTGATCGTGACGTTTGTGCCGTTGACGCCGATGTAGTAATCGTATGGCTGTGCGGCATAATTACTACTGACGCCAGTCTGGATCGGATTGACACCGTACCACGGCGGCGGCGTTCCTGCAGAACGAGTGAAGCTCATCTAATTTTACTCGAGACTAAAAGTAGATGAGGATGTCTTTGACATCCTCCGCGGCAGAGCCCCAGCCGAGTCTGGCGTGGCAGTTTGAAAACTCAAACGTCGACAGCGTGACTGGATTGACACCGAGCTCCCAAGTCTCACCGGGACCGGCGCAGCTCGTCGGAAGTGCAGCGCTCGTCACGAACGCCCCGACGAGCAATACGGCGGTTTATTTTCCGGGAACCGTCAGTGATTATATGAACCTCGGAACTTCAACGCCTACTAATTTTGACGCTTCAACATCTAACGTGTTCTTTGAGGCTTGGATATACTGGACTGATTTAAGTGGGCAACAACGCGTCTATGGTAGATATATCAATCCTCAAGCAACCTCGTCACTGAATTTATTCATGAGAAAACTATCCGATAACACGCTTCAAGTGTCTGGTGGTTCTGGGAATTTAGCCGCTAGGTCAACTGCTTTATCAACGGGTGTTTGGTATCATATAGCCTTTTCGTCCATTCCAGGTGGTTCGTCTTATGTTTTCGTCAACGGTGTGCCGGGGAATGGGACGGCTTTAACATATACAGCTCATAATGCAGCTTATAACACATATATAGGTTCTGGAGCCGGACAATATCTGAGTGGCTACATCCGCGACCTCCGCGTTGTCCAAGGCGGCGAGGCGCCTACTACGAACTTCACGCCCGGGTCGGCACCGTTCTCGTACGCTTCACCGACTTACGTGCCGAACATGGGGACGACCGTATTCACGCTCTTGGGGCAGTTTGTGACATATCCGAGTGGGAAGTATGGGCGGGGACTTTCGACTATAAATAGTCTGAGCGCTGTAACGTCATATCTCAAGTATATACCGATTACGCCAATCACCGAATCAACTGGATTCAGTATTTCATGTTGGATCAATTTTCTCCAACTTCCGAATCCTGGACAAAGAATGACATTTGTAAATTTGGCGAATGGAACTGGATTTGGACAAGGTGTTTGGTTGGCGTATGATAGGTACGGAAGTGGAAGTTTTACTATAATGTATGAAAACACCGGGATTGGTTTTATTGCTCCGTCTTATAATTTAACAGCAACTACAGGTACATGGTATCACGTGTGCGGAACAATCGGAGGAGGCTCCGCTAATGTGTATGTAAATGGGGTAAAAGGCACCACTGCATCATACTCAGCAACTGGGACATCTTATAGTAACGTATATGTGTGTTGTCACGTGAATGGGGCTCCCACGCCATATGTTACGTCGGATGAGATGTTTTCAGGTACGATCGACGACCTCCGCATCTACAACAGCGCACTGACGGCGGCACAGGTCGGGTCGGTCTACTCGAGTCAAGGAGCCCCGGCGCCGAGTCGCGCGATGCCTCTGCCAAGGTACGCGTGGGATTTCCAGAGCTCGAATGTCGATTACGTGACGAGTCTAAGTCCAGCTTTTTCAACGACCGCCGGTGCACTGACCGCGGCTCCGACTTATACGGCTGGAAAATATGGACAAGCGATTAATTTTCCAAACAACGTGTCCGGTGCCGTGTCTAATTCGTATATTCGGTACAACATGTCCATTCCGATCGCATCCTTTTCAGTAGCGTTCTGGATGAATCCGGCTCAACTACCAACGGCGGCTGGTGGTCAGACCTGGGTGTCTATTTTTGACGGAAGTCAAAACTATTTTAATTTTTTCAATAACGCAAATGGTGCTTTTCCAATTATGTTCGGTCAGAATCCAGCAAATGCACCCGTAAATGTTCAAATTGCGAATTTTGGGCTTGTAATACCCCGGAAACTTCCTTTACTTTGGCAGGGGTGCTAACGCGAATAATTACATCGGTAATTTGTACGAAATTGAAATATTCAGCACCGCGTTTTCGGATGTGGACAGACTAGCGCTCGAGAACTGAGCGCTTACGGGACTTAAATTAGGCGAACGCCCCCGTAGTTGTTGATAATTTAGTCACTCTGTAATAACTGCCGGCGAGTGATGTCATCGTGCCCGCGCTTTGAGTTGCAGTTATACCAAAAGTTGTCGCCAAATTTGTGAGGACTTGAATTTTAAACAAGAAAGAATGGCTAACGCCATCCGACAAACTGCCTGTTGCTCCAAATGTCACAGCTGTGGTGACACCACCTACGTAAGATCTGACGGGTGCTCCACCGGAGATACCGGTAATAGGACTTGCTGTATAATCCGCTGTTATGAGAGTAGGTGCCGAACTTGTAGCCAATATCCATGTAACAGTACCTGCAGTTGTTTTTGTGAAAAGACAATACGCTTCAATATCGTAAACAGAAGAAGCTTCCAGGTTTAGACGTGAACCTGTACCGGTGGCGGTGCCCGTAAAAAAATTATTTGAAGCTGGACCATACGCAGGAGTTTGAGTTGTGAGTCTATATATATAATCAATAGGAACAGAGCCACGACCAGACGTTGTGTTGATGGTGCCATATAAATACGTATTATACTCCATTTGACCTGCAACAACTGATCCCAAAGTTGAACTTGCAAAAATGACATCTGATAAAAAGACGTCCGTCGTCGTCACGGCATTCGACACGTAAAGATTGCCAGTGACATTCAGGGTTGTTGCGCCGGTCGTACCCGTGAGTGTTGATGTGTTTGCAAACACGTTTGTGGTTGTGAGCGCATTTGACGCGTACACATTGCCGAGAACATGAAGGTTGGACGAGGGTGTTAATGTATTGATACCAACGAGACCACCACCCGACGTGGCGATGGCTACATTCGAAGCATCAACACGCACCTGAACATTCTGTGTGAGCGACGTTCCCACGTGAAGTTTTGCAGCCGCGGTTGCGGTACCGATACCGACCGTACCGAGTACACCAATCCGCATGATTTCCGTGTTGAGCGTCGACCCAGTATTAAAAATGTGATTTTGTCTCGCTCCGTATGCGATTGATGCACCGCCGGTAGGTCCTATATTCGTAACACCAAATCCACAATACTGGGACGAGGCTGTGTTTGCATATAGTACAATTTTGTTTGGATAAATTGAAGTATTTGCAGTGTTATCAAACGTAAGCCGGGACATTGGTCCCGTGGTCGTCTGGACCGATTCTGTAATTGCCACATTTCCAATAAACACGTCACCGCTCATAGATAATGTATTTGCAGTCACAGTCGACAAGTTCGACACACCGTACACATTCAGTGTCGTCGCACCGTACACGACTGCAGAATTCACAGTCAAGTAGCCGACGTTCAACGTTGCAATGTTTGCAGTCTCGGCAACCAGGTTGCCGGTCAGGGTCGTGCTCGACGATACGTTGAGAACCTGTGTGTTAATGTACGGAATGGTGAACGTGTCGAAAAAGAATGTCGCATTGGCCGCATTGGCAGTCATCGAACCAAGCACATCGAGCGTGTCAGTCACATAGACGTTCGTGGTCGTCACGGCGTTCGACACGTAGACATTTCCAGTCACTTGGAGGTTTGCAGTTGCATCGACCGAAGATCCTACGGAGACGTTCGGAACATAATAAATAGGCAAACCCTTGGTTCCGGTCCATTGAGCTGCAACATTGGACAGGAGTCCGCCGTCACCGTAATAGTTTGTTGCGTAGACATTTGTGGTTGTCACTGAGTTTGACACGTAGACATTTCCAGTCACTTGAAGGTTTGCGGTCGCGTCATTCGAAGACCCGATGGACACACCGTCGATATAATAAATGGTCGAACCCGGAACGCCTGTCCATTGTGAACTCACCACGGCGATATTTGCGGCAGCGGTCACACGACCATACTGATCGACGGTCACTTGTGATACGTTCGACGACGATCCGTAGGTCCCGGCGGTCACTCCTGACGCTGGAAACACACTGGTACTTAAAGTTCCAAAGGCGACATTCGAAGCATTGAGATTTGAAAGAGCTGAACCGTCGCCGATAAAGTGAAAAATTGCATCGGTGACGTCCAATTGGACTTGTTTAATTTTGCACGGGCGACATCCATACCCGTTGGCGATGCTGTCCATTTGTACATACTCAGATTTAAATCGTAAACATCTTTTCCAGTTTTACAAGTCGGTTCGCGCGCGTCTTTTCCTTTTTGAGACTGTCGACGTAGGTTGCCGCGCGCTCCACATCGAGCTCGAGTTGCAGCGGGGCAATCAGACGCTCGAGTTCCTCCATGCGCGTCTTTGCCGGCTTGGTCGGAGGCTTGTACTCCTTGAGCAGTTTCTTGGCCAGACGGTAACTCTCGAGTGCGTGAGGAATCTCATCCGTTGCGTACTTGAGTTCGGCCTCAAATTCGGCCAGCTTCTTCTCGTGACGCTCGCGCTTCTCAGCCTCCGGCAAACGTCCATAGTCGTAAAACGCAGACCCGATGTGCTCTGGACATGCAGCTGCGAGAGCTGCCGCCGTCCCTGGACACTCGTCGCGAATCATGTCGAGTTCGCGGTGGGCGTCGCCTTCGTAATACTCGAGAACGTACTCGCGCGCCGAAGGCCACTTGGGAAAGCCTTCATAGTCCGACTCTTTGGCGCGCCAACGGCAACCGTCTGCACAGTACACACGGTAGTTGTCATCGATGCCAAAGCAGATGCCCCAACCCATTTGTGTATTCGGCGCACGACTACTTTATCATTTTGACGATGAATCAAAAAACTTTATTTTAGTAAAGTAGTATGGCGGATGACTCGCAGCGAATCAAATATGTGTTTGTCGATTCGACAAACAGAGACGCGACACTTTATCCGCACGGGAATACGTTCACGCTCCACCTCACAAGTCCGCTCCACAGCGTGACCCAGGTGGATTTGGTCGCCGCTCGAGTCCCAAACACAATGTACAACCTGACGAACGGCACAAATGTTCTCACGTGGTCGGACATGACGACGACATCAAACATTTCAATTCCAACAGGCTACTATTCGGCTGACTGTCTCGCCCAGGCGCTGACAAACTCGTCCGGTCTACTGTTCTGTATCGACTTTTTACCGTCCGAGGGCAAATACATGTTCTCGAGCAACGTGGCGAGCTTCACAATCGAAGGAAACACGTCCCAGATTCGTTCGATGCTCGGCATTGACCCAGGTGTTCATTCAAGTTTTTGGTTCGCGACGAGCGACATCTATGCACACGATCCGACGTACGCCGACCAAAGTTTGTACAAGACGTCTCGGATCGCCAATCTTTCAACGAACGAGTATGTGTTTCTGGACATTGAAGAACTTCGGACAACTTCCGTTCTGGATGCCAAAAAATTGATTCAGGGAACGACCGAAGGTTCCACTATTCGGAGTACGTTTGGAATGGTTCCGCTGGACGTTTCGTCCGGGTGTATAAAAAACTATAAAGAGACGACCGACTATCAGCAGTACATTTTGTACAATACGCCCATACCCAAGCTCGACCGCCTGACGGTCCGGTGGATTGACCGTTCTGGTGTTCCACTCAACTTTCAGGGGTTTGAACACAATGCATTCACGCTCCGGATACACTGCGAGTATCACAATCCACCGCCACCCACCCCACCTCTCCAAGATGTACAAATTCAACGTATAGTCGATGCCATGCAGTTTGCACCGCCACCACCCAAACCTCCTGATGAAAAAAGAGCGTTTGGCCGTTGGGTCATTGTTGTTTTAGTCATTTCTGTTCTGGCTGCATACATTGCATATGTCCGATTGTTACGTCCGTTGGTCGAGCGGCTGATGGCTCAGCCGCCTGTAGCAGCCCCAGTTTTCAAACCGAAAATAAGTTACTCCTGACGGGAGCCGTTCACGACACCCACGCGGCGCAGGGACATCATGATGAAGATGGCCAGCAGGGACGTGAAGATGGCGCTCAGCAGGTAGTAGGCGCCACCGTTACGGTTGACGTTCACCATCTGGGAGATTATGTAGCGGACAACGTCCATCCACGCAATCGCAGAGGCGAAGAAAAAACCGGCCGAGGCGAACATGGCAGTCTGGGTAGTGATATCACCAACGAGAGCAAGAGACATTTTGATATTGGCTGATAAAAAAATTTCCGTTACTCGTCCATAAAGTCATCCTCCTCCTGGAGAATCACTGAATACTTGACGCGTACCGGAAGTTCCTCGTCGTCATCGTCGTCGTCCGACACATCAAACACATGAATCTCCTGATATGTTTCATAACCGTCCATTCATTCTAGTAGTTCCTTAGCTTTGTTGATTGCGGTTTTTAACGCCACTTCGGCAGGACTCTCTGGGTCCCACGAGTCCCACGTCTGGGAACAGCTGTTCATATTCATGTACAACTCCTCGTCGCCTGTGTACTCACTGAAAGGCTCTTCGTCGTCGTCCACCTCTTCGATAGAGTCGTCGTCGTCGTCGTCGTCGTCGTCGGACAAGAGGGTACCAGTGTGCCGCCCAGTGACGTTTCGAGCCGCAAACATGAGTCCGAGTGCCATGTCCTGGGCTGTCACGGTGGCCCGTCCGCACGCCGTTGCATATTTGGCTGCGAGAAGCACTGAAGCCTCGAGAACCGGTGTGAGGATTTCTTCAGCCGCTTGCTCCATTTGTTTGGTCAATGTGTGGAATCTCTATTGGAACGGGGACTGTTCCGATCGGTGTGAGTGCTTGGTTGTACAATCCCTGACTGCGACATAACGGACACCGAATCGTGTACGTGGTGACTTGGCCTAGGTATGACCGAGTCAGGCGACGGGTGCAACCGATACAAAGCTCGTGGCCACATGCCAGAGTTCGTTTTGTACTGTCGACCCGATACATTTTTTCATAACATACAGGGCATTCAGCAATTTGTTCATCTTGGACATTTGATGAAGCGAGTGTCACACACGATTTACATGTCGACCTCGAGTCGCCGATGAGCGACTCTTTACACAACGTACACAGCCAGGAATTATTCAAAATATAAAACATTTCCCGGCGTGTTTCGTCATCCGGACAATGGAAACGTTTTAGGACACGTGGCCATTTTGAAACACCCGAATAGTACTTGACTGTGTAAAAACCAGAAACTGATGTTTCCAGAAGTTTGAAGCGGACATCATGTTTGTTTGTGTAGTTCATTTGGTTTTCAGGCGGTTATATTTTTTAAGAGTCATCGTCTTCAAAGTATTCTTCCTCTTCTTGGTACTCATCCTCCTCCTCACCCGATTCTTCACCTGATGATTCATCATCCGAGAGTTGATCCTCGTCAGACGGCACATAGTCCTCGTCGTCTGAATCAGTCACTTCGCGGACCCACATGTCTTCACCGACCGTCACAAACCCGATAATCGACTCGTCGTTCGTGTTGAGGTATTCAGTCACAGACTCGTCGTCAATCTCGTACGTGTCATCCTCGTAGCGGTAGATGACCCGGCCGTGGTCACGGTCGGGGGTTGGTGAAAAGTACTGAATGGTATAGGTTCCGTCGGCGTGCTCCTTGATGATCCGGGCAACCAGGTTTGCGGGTTTGGTTGCACCGATATCGGTCCAAACACGAATGAGGCTCATTTTCTGGTCCAGGCATAGAAATTTTTATATACATAATCGACTCGATGATGAACGTTCACACGCGGGACATCCTCTCATGAAAAGGGGTGGGAGCGTATGTGTGTGGGCGACCGTCTGGACAACCGTCACCTGTGCTGAAGGCTCGACTCGCGTGACTGGTTTTTGATTTTTGTGATTTTTGCAGTATCCGTCGTAATGTGCCGACCGAGTACACCGTGTTTTCTTGGCCGTCAGTCCGAGGCAGGTCACCGGTCCATGGTGTTGAGCAACCTGGTCGATTGAGGAGAGGTCCCTGAGGAGCTGTCTCATTGAAATGTCATAGGTTTGAGAAATTCGTTGAAGTATTTTGTTGACCCGTTCATTCACACGCTTCTCAACCTCCTCCTCGATCAGACGAGTAATTTGTTCCATTGATTAACCAGAGTCCCACATCCTTAAAAAGGTGTCTCTATGAACAATCATGTGGCGGACACTTGAACTTTCTGATGTAACCCATGCCGGAAGCCGCAACGGCACAACAAAGTTTTCGGTCGGCCCAAAGCCGTTACGGTTTCAGATTCCGAGTGGTCGAGTACTGTTTGGTGGTCTTTCTGGCTATAAATCAATCACGGTCGAGACGACTGATGAGTTTGCCGAGTGGTGGCGGACTGAGCTCGAGCCCGCTCTTGCATCGGGTCTATCTCCATTCAAATCGAATATGACCGGGAAGAATCTCCGTCTGAAACTTGATACTTCGACTCAGGTGTTTGACCAGAGTCGGAACATCAAGTTTCCGGAACTTGTCGAGGGTGCATTTTCGGGCATGACCGTGTCATGCATTGTCGAAATTATCGGAACGTATTTTTTTCAAGAAATGCACGGTTTGACGTGTCGCATCTATCAGTTGGTCGAGAGGCCGCTCGCTGACATTCCCGAGGAGGAAACCGACACGACTCAACTCAAAGGATTTGCATTTCTTATATGAGACGACGACGGCTCAGGATGCCCTGCAGGGTCGCGTACGTGTTGATGCGGCGGCGAGTGGACGGCTCACCCTTGCTGTACTTGGACTTGAGCTTCATGCCGTAGGGCACCTTGTTGTGTGGCATGACCACAAACTTGCTGGCGCCACGGGTGAAGTGGGTCGCCTTGGGGCGGTAGGTCCGGCCGCCGCCTGCCGTGCGGGTGAACAGCTTACCGTTCTCGGACTTGAAAACGCGCTTGGAGCCGGCAAGGAAGCGAGTTGCCTGGTGAGTCATTTTTAATGTAGACGCATATTTTTTTACATACCGCCGTGAATCTGTTTGGTCATGGTGTACAGCGCCTTACCCTTGGCACCGACGTTCATGAGGACCATCTCGCCCGCCTGTATACCCAACTGAGCGCGGGCCTTCTCGGTCGCCACGGCCCACGGGTTCTTCTTGCCCTTCTTGGCCGCCTTGACGCTCACAATCTCACCGGACACCTTGGACACCTTGAGCTTCTTCTTGGTGAGACCGCCTGCGGTGTGAGCGGCCGTACCGTGTATAACCTCCGCGCGAGAACCAACAGCCTTCATTTAAAACATGGCGCATATTTTTTTTCACTGAAGACGATTTTGCAATGAGTTCATATACGCGTTTGATTTGAAATTTTTGTTCGTAGAATACAAACCACCGTTAAATTTGTGTACGGGAGTTCCATTGTTTGTAAAGAGACCACCACGGAGTCCCTTGTACACAGTCTTACCATTTACAGTCTTTTTACCAATGTTTCTACGGGTCGCATGGGCGATACGTTGTTTCAGGTTCATTTAAAGAGTGCAGACATTTTTTTGGTGTATGAACAGAGGAAATGGGTGAGTGTGCAGTGTGCTACAGTGAATGCGGAAACATGCGTCGCCTGGTCTGTGGCCACGAATTTTGTTCCAAGTGTATTTGCGAATGGTACACCAAGGGTTCTGGGAACGGGTGTCCGATGTGTCGTCGGCCCATTTACTTTCGAGGCCTTCGTAACATGCGTAAACAGTGGGACGAAATTTCATGGCGCGAAAAGGCGGATGAATACTTTGCCGATGCGTTCGATTACATTTTTGAAATCAATGAAGGTCTTCCCAAGTATTTTCTGATTGAAGATCTTCGGGACCTTGAAAGCACATATCAGGTGCTTATCGAGGACCACGCCGACCTGGACGAAATTGAATACATTATGTACGAGCCGGACGAGTACTACTTTTCGATCCGGCGGTTTGGCCGCGAACGCGACAAGCCGTATGTTGATTTTATTCCAGAGAAGCCACCAGTCATTCGACCGGTTCATGTTGTTCTGCCGTGGTGGCTTTCAATATAAATTGTTGTTCAAGTTGTTACGACGACGTTCGGGTGTAATAACGCGACCGGTACGACGTAGGCGATGCACTGTGCTCGCCCGTACATTATTTGGG